ATACCTAATGCCCATCCACATCTTATTTCTTATGCTCAACTTCACATAGGATATTGTTTAGAATCACAGAAGAAATACGACGAAGCCATTGCAGAATACAAAAAGGTAGAAACTATACCTGGTGCTGATCCACAGAATGTTTCTAGTGCTCAACTTCGCATAGGATGTTGTTTAGAAGCACAGAAGAAATACGACGAAGCCATTGCAGAATACAAAAAGGTAGCAACTATATCTGGTGCTGATCCACAGTATGTTTCTGGTGCTCAATTTTACATAGGATGTTGTTTAGAAGCACAAGGAAAGATAAAAGAAGCACAAGAAGAGTATTTGAGGATGTGTAGCAAGAGAGATAGTGTGTTTTGGCTTAAGCAAGCATTTTCTAAGATTGACCCTTTCATTGTAGGGAAAGATAAATATGTTGAATATCTCAACAAACTGATTATGATAATTCCAGCAACACCAGAGAATGCTGACTTTTTAGGGCTTCTGAAGAGTGAACTTGAGAAACTGAAATAAAAAGGGACTGATATGAACAAAATAAAGTTATTTTTTGGCAATGGTGGTGGGAGAATAATTGAGTGGGGAGTGTTGTTATCTTTGGTTGTTTATCTTATCTGTCTTTCTTACAATACAGGAAAAACAATCAACAGGATTGAGGTAGTGGAGAAAAAGACAGATAGGATAGAAAACATTGAGCAAAACATCACAGATATGAAGGCAGATATTCGGTGGATTAAAGAATATCTGGAGGGTAAATACAAATGAATTTAAGAGAAAAACAAGCAGAATTTCTAACGATGGTTAGCAAACTTGTATCCTTTTGTGCGATAACAAATAAAAAGGTGTTTATAAACGAGTTATACCGCACGAAAGAAATAATGAAAGATCTTAGAAAAACACAGAAAGAAGAAAGTAGACAGGATAGTGTGTGTAAGAAGTTATTTTGACTTTCTTGGTGATATTATTTTGGCTGATACTGTCACATATCCTGTCAGGAAAGGAGGTTGATATATGAAAAAATTGTCTAGAAATGTGTCGTATTTAGAAGAAGATGCTTTGTATGAGATTCAGAAAAAGTATCCTGATATCAAACTTGGTAGGATCGAACTGGAGGATACAAGTTTTGAAAGGATTGAGAACTCTGATATTGAGGATCTTGCTAGCAGTTATGAGGGTAAGGTGTATGACTCTCGTGGTAATTATGTCGGTGATATTGAAATTAGTGTCGGAGTAGATAAATGTTATGAAGGAGATCCTGATGTTGGGTCTAGGGTCTGGTATGAAATATATGTAAAGTCTGTGCACTTTACTCCGATCAAAAAAGTTATTTCTGCACATCTTCCTAGTTCAGAGGAGTTAGAAGATTTAAGGACAAGACTTAAGAATGTTGATATTGACAGATTATATGAGGATTTTGTTGAGTGTCCACCAGCATTGAGGAATGGAAGATTTGGTACTGATGATTTTACTTTTCTTGCATGGATGATAGGCAAAGCTGAACCTATCAAGATAGCAGAGAGTTTTGGAAGAGATATCACCAAAAGATTAATGGAGTATTTGAAGTGAAAAGATTAGTAATAAGAATGAAGGGGATAAGAGAAAATGGAAAGAAATTTTGATTGGGGATTTGAAATGCTCATTGGTGTGGAAGGAGAATATACTAATAATCCGAAGGATTCTGGAGGCAAGACTATTTATGGAATAGCTAGTGCATTCTTTCCAGAGGATTTTAAGAGGATTTATAGTCTTTACTCTTCTGGTAAAAAGGATGAGGCATTAAAAGAGGCAAAGAAGTTTTATAAGACAAAGTTTTGGAATAAAGGTGGATGTAATGATTTGCCATCGTATATAGATGTGTTCCATTTTATAAACTATGTTAATTTGGGGAGTAGAGCTACTAAAATCTTGGAGAAGACGAAAGGAGAGTTGAGAGAGATTGTTGCGTTAGAATCAGATGATGAGAAACTGATGCTGTTATATATGATTAATTATATGTTTGTTGAGACAGTTAGAACTTATTCGGGGCTTAATAAGTTTAATACATTTGGAAGAGGATGGGTTAATAGGGCAATGAAGATAAGAGACGAAATGGTGGAGGAGATTAAAAAGAATGAGTGAACTTACGAAGTTTCAGAAGTTTATATTGAGATTTTTCAAGGACGAAATCAAGAGTAAAATAGTAGCATTGTGTGATAACAGAGTTTTACATTATGAAGTGTTGAAGGGATTGCTTGGTATATATATCAACTCTGAAAGTGGACAGTTGACAATTAAAGAGATGAAGAAGATGGGTATAGATGTGTCAGATAAATTTCCTGGTAAATGTGCTGTTTATATTTTGAATTTTATGCGTAAAAAAGATGTCAGTAATAAGATATCTGAGTTTATTATAAACAAGTTTGAGGAAGCATTGAAATGAATGTGGAGGAATAATGGACAGAATGAAAAGAATTATAGCTAGAAAGGTAAGGTCTCAAGATGATACGAAAGTGAGAATTTCTGAAGATTTGCGTTATCATATTAGCAGGATTGAGGAGCTGCTTGGGAGACTTGAAAGAAATATTAATGTTACAGAGTCTATAAGGAGAGAACTGGACAAGATTGATGAGATTTTTGAGAAGTATGGTGAGGAAATTGAGGAAGTCCCAGCAGGCGAATATCTTCAGAAGTTTTTAAGAAAGGAGCAAAGATGAGGAGAAGCAAGGATGTCTGTGAAATTATTACAAGAGGAGATTTGATATTCTGGTATCCTCATAATTGGATTACTAAGATAATTGCATATTTTTCAGGGAGATATAGCCATGTTGGAATTTATATTGGAAATAGTCAAGTTTTATCCTGTAGACCAGGAGGAATAGTTATAGAAGAATTGAGTTTGAGAAACAAGTATGATGTCTATAAATTAAATGTTTCCAAAGACAGAAAGGAGGAAATGATTAAGTTTTTTCTCTCGCAAATGAGTGCTGTAAGGTATGATTATTTTGGAATTTTAAAGTATCTTTTTAGAAAGATGTCGAATCCTAGGAAGTTCTGGTGCTCTGAATTTATATCTTGGGGATGCTATTATATAGGCTTGGTTCCAGATAGCCTTGAACTGTCTCCTATTGAACTTGCTAATCAAAGTTTTGTTTCGTATATAACAACTATACAAAGGAGATCTGGGCGGTGATAAGGGATATCTGAAAGCAGCAAAAGTGAGGAATGGTATAAAGAGGTTTAATAATCAAAAACAGAATAAAAGAAAGGAAGTGGAAATGGGTAAAAGAAAAACTGCAGGATAAAATAATAGAAAGGGGAGGTGGAAAATGATGAGAAGAAAAAGAGTAGTAAAGGCAGAGAAAATAGAGGATGTGTTTGAAGAGGGAGATCTTGTTATAATTAGTGAAGTTGATCCTGGGGCTTATCCACAGCCATTCTGGGTTGTGACCGACGTTGAAGAGCCAGATTATGAGGAGGAGAAAGAAAGTGGGGAATATAATGTTTGGGTTATTGATTGCTGGGGACGTGATACTGATTACTTTTGGGCTTATAGATTAGAAAGTATTACTCCAGATGAGGCAGAAGCAAGATTAAGAAAATATGAGCCTTATATTGATGATCCTGAATTAGAATCAGTTGAGGTGGCTGAAAGGTATATTTTGAATGCAAGGAGAATAAGATCAGGGAGGATTAAGAGATATTAAGATAGATATCAGATAGATTAAAGATTGTTTGCAAGAGATGTATGGAGATAATAAAATGAAAAAATGGGAAGAATTCTTAAAAAAAGTCAAAAGATTGGGATTTGAGTTTGTCTCGGAAGACGACTATCTCATTTGTTTTAGAGCAAAGAAAGACGGATATATAATATATTTTCCAATAACAATTACACAGGAGGAAATACTGAAAGAGTTAAGAGTACAGAGAGAAATAATGAAAAAATTAACTGCTGTTGCTTATAAGTCGTCTTCAGGTAAGCGGTGGTTTACAAAAAGAAAAAAAGAAGGTGAGAAAAATGAATAGATTTCAGAAATGGATTATAAGAAGGTGGTTGTACAAAAAAGCAAAGGAGGATAAAATGTGGCAGATAGTTTTGTCTGTTCTGGCCTATATTGTGAAAAATTTTGCGATGATAATAGGGGTAGTTGAGGCGGTAAGCAAGGCAATCACCTCTGTTATCACTCTTACGCCAACAAAAAGAGACGACGCTTTGCTTCCCTATGTAGACAGGTTTTTCTCAGCAGTCAAGCGAGCTTTGTATTCGTTGAGTGAAATCTTAACACAATAACAAAAACAAAAAGGAGGGATGTATGAAGAAGATATTTGTAGTGTTAGCTGTAGTATTGATGTTTTGTAGTATTGGAGCAACTGCGGATATAGAAGCACCTAACCCTATAAAGGAGGTTTTTGATTGGACGATGGCACAAAGCATAGGAGCGACATACATCTATGATATTGATGACGGGGTGAACCATATCGGTGGTGTCTGGAATATCTTTAAATCCAGACATGACTGGCTTTACATGGGCTTATGTGCGTCCACAGATCCGTCGCTAGGATTTTCTGTTTCTTTCAATGTTGAAAAACTTCTGGAGAAAATTAAGGGTAGTCCTCTTGTTTATTTAAAACACTTTGAGGTAGGCTACACACTGCAGTTTAAGAATATCAATGATTTATCAGAGAAGTATGATGGTTTAATGATAAACGCTATAAAGTTTGAGTGGTAAGTTTTCTTTTGAAGCAATAGTTTACTGAGCGTGTGGAAAAACTTACAGTTGTCCATGATGTGGATAGATTTTGTTGATAATGCTTGATGTTTGTTTTCGGAGGAAAAATTAATGAAAGAGAATTTTGATTATTTCTGGAAATTTTTGATTTTTTGGGAAAAAGAACATGCCGGTGATATCGGAGATGGAGCTGGAATTACTATTTATGGTTTTACTGAAAAATATCATCCTCAACTTGTAAAACAGTTAAAAGAACTTTATTTTTCAGGTGAAAAAGATAAAGCAGAAAAAGCAGCAAAATCAAGTGCAAGGACTTTATATTGGAACGCTTTAGGTTGCGATGATTTACCTTCGAAACTTGATATAGTAGCAGCAGATTGTTGCTTTAATCAAGGAATTGGAGTAGCAAAACAAGTATTAAAGTTGTCAGCACAAGACTATCTTGTATATTTTAGAAATAAAGATTTTGCAGAGACATATACTTGGTTAATAGCAATACTAAAGAGAAGTGATTTTTATAATGATTTAAGAAGTTATGACAGGTTTGGAAGAGGATGGAATAAAAGAATACTTTCTCTCTATGATTATTTAGCAAGTGATTTTCAGATACTACATTATGATTAACTACTACGGTTCAAGGATAGGTTGGATAGAAAAATACAGAAAATAGAAAAAAGAGCAGCTAAGTAGGAAGGATATAAGAGTAAAATGAAAAATGATAAAAGCAAAGGTAGAAAAAACATCTGTATTTGTTGATACTCCTGTTATAATTACATGGGAAGTTGATCAGAATTATGATTATTTTAGAATTGAGTTTTGTTATAAAGATGTTTGGTATTCTATTGTTGAACAACTTGACGGTTCAACAAGGAAATATGTATGGTATGCTCCTGTAACTGGTAGACTTCGTATTCGTGTTGTAGGTGTCAAGAAAAGCCCGTCTTTGAAATTCTTGTTAACTTCATCGGATATTATTAATGTGTTTGTTGGAAACAAGATAGATACTACAAATTCATTGTTACTCGGTGATGTATATGTAGTTTTACCACAGTTAAAAGGTTTAACTTGTGGAAGTTGGTATGACGTCAATGAGTATATTGTTGGTCAAGCAAAAAATGTGTTGCAATACAAAGTTGCTGATGGTGTTTATGTTAATGTAAATCCTGAAAAGAGTTATGAAGATTTTATTGCAAAAACTCGAAATGTTAATACTTTATACAGTTTACCATGTGAGCTTTGTAATCAAGATTCTTTTATTAAAGTGTTTGACATATCTGGAGTAGAGTTATTAAGTAGTATACTTCCAAAAGCATATTCTGATGATACATGGCCTTTTTCAGTAAAAAGTCTTTGTAAAACTTATATACCAAAAAAGATTGTATCCACACAACAAAAAGATTTTTTTCTTGCATCATTGTATACAAAGGACGATTTTTTGAATGTTAGGACTGACGAAAAAGGTTATTATGAAACATCGGAAGTGTTTGGTCCAGGTTACATTAGTGTTTCATTAGGTAAGGAAATTGTTGAGGCGGATGAAGATTTTGATCCTGCAGAAAGTAAGTTTGATGATATTTTGTATTTTTATAATCAAGATGGTTGGAAATTAATAAAAGAAACAGAGGAACTATTTTACTTTGATCCATTGAACTACTGTTCAGGTATGACGATAGGAAAAGAAGATTTGACTGTTGATTTTATGATACCCAAAGAACTTGAACCTGTTGGTGAATTAGGTGATATTTATGTACAAGTTCTTAATGAACGTGATTTGAGTTGTCTTTGTGATGTACCTGTTGTCGTTAAAACTCTGGATCAAACACAAAAATACACACAAACAACAGATGTATCGGGTATTACTGTTTTTGCACATATTCCTTTAAATACATATTCTGTTAGTGCTGGTAAATACAGAGGGTATGTATTTTCTCCAGCATCGGTTAACGTCAGTTTGACACAAGATAACAGAGTTAAAAATGTAATTATTTATGGTAGACCATATTATCGGATATCAGGTAGTATTTATGATCAGTATGGTAAAGGGTTAACACAGTCTGTGCAGGTTGTAATTGAAGATCAGTTTAGAAATTCAACAGTATTAGTAACAGGAACTTCTGGATATAGTACTGAAAGAGAACTTGAAGAAGGTTTATATCGAATTTACTGTAGTCAGCCTTCAACACCAGAATTCTATATACAAGAAGTATATAGTGATGTAAGTGGACTTGATTTTATAGTACCTGTAAATAAAATTACTGGTTATGCGTATGATTTAGATGGTAGTGGAATTGAAGGTGTTGAAATTGCGGTTTATGAAGGTTTTATTGAAAAACCGCAAGTTGAGTTTACTGAAGAGGGAATAAAAAGATATGAAGGTGGAGTTCCGTTTTATACTACAGAAACTGATTTATCTGGGTGTTTTGATATATCTTTGCTTCCTGGTGAGTATACTTTAAGAGCAAATAAAGTTGAGTACAACATTAATGATATTATTTCGTGGTTAATGCAAACTCAAGGATTGGCAGAGGATTCGTTATTGATTTTGTTGTTAAAAGAGTATGTTGAAAGCGGTGGTGACGTTGAAGAATTGATTGATGCAATAAAGAATGCTGCGAGTAAATATGGTTATGATGGTGAAGGATTAGTTGAAGCTTTGAGTAGTACTGGAGCTGCAACAAAGTATTATTTTCAGCCGTTACAACGTCATGTGTTGTTGGATAAAAGTGTAGTTGCAAATCAGAATTTCTTTCGAGAGAATACTTATTCAATACAAGGACGGTTTGTTGACGGTTACACAGGAAAACCTGTTTTATCCGGTGTTGATTTTTGGGTATTAACTCCTAATTCTAGACTATTATATTCTCAATCTAGATATAAAGTAAATGGAATTGTTTTTACCGAAGAAGGAGAAGGTAAGTTAGCAGAGAGTAAATCATTGAATAATGGTGATTTTTATTTGACAAACTTGTTACCTGGTTATTATACAGTTGTACCTTTAAAGAATATTGAAGCATGGGTACATGATGAAAAGAAGGATACTTGGTATTGGCAAAAAGTTAATTTAACTGGACCTTATAATTTTGGATATGTCTTTAGACCTGAGTACAGAAGAGATATTATAACTAATAAATCTTTGATAAATAGAGATTTTAGTTGTTACACAGGGATAATATCTGGTGTTGTTATTGATGTGTTTTCTGATTTACCTGTTGAAGGAGTTAAAGTAGAAGCAATAGGTGGTGAATATGAATATGAACCAGTAGAAACAGAGAGTGGAGGTGTTGTCTATCAACCAAAACCAAAGCAACAAGTTACTGATGTTTCCGGTGTGTTTTTGTTTGAGTTACAAAAACCAGAAGAGTTTTATCAAGTACATCTGTTTAAGGAAACAACAGCATTGAAATATTATCAGTATGATCAGAATGATGCGACGAAAAGAACAAGTTTAGAAGATCCGAATTTTATATTATTTATTTCTGGTATTGAGTATCCAATTTATCATATATCAGGTCAAGTTGTTGATGAAAGTGGTTTGCCTATTCAAACAGAAGTAGTAGCACAAAATGGTATACAAGAAGCCCCGAGTATTATAAATGGTTGGGGAAAGGTAGAGGAAATTCCACATTATGTGTTTACTAGTGGTGTTACTTCTACAGGTGATTACTGTGTTGATGTTCGGTTACCAGGTGATTATACAATATATCCTCGTTCATATGGTTATGAATATACACCAGAAATATATAGGATAAACGATGTTAATGAAAACCACAGTGGTCTGGACTTTGTTGGAGAGCTTATAGATGAAGAGACAGAAGAAGGTAATGCGTATGATTTAGACTATTGGATAAAAGGTTGTGTTAGAGACGCATGGACTCAGTGTGGTGTAAGTGGAATAGAAGTAGTTGCAATAGCAAAGTCAGATTCAGAAGAAGAGTATGTAGTATCAACAGATATTGAAGGTGTGTTTACTTTTAATGAAATACCAAGAGATGTGTATTATGTATATCCTAGATCAAGTTCAAACTTGTATTATCCACGAGTTCCTCGTGTTGTAAATACATGTTATAATAATATATCAGGTGTAGATTTTGATTGTGTTCCTCTTCGAAAGATTAAGGGTACAGTGCGTTATAGCACAGGTGAACCTGTTGTAGATTTGCCTATATTAATAAACGCAGCACATTCAAAAGTAAGTTTATTTGATTTTTCAGGTCTTGAGGTTTGGTCTTATGATAAAGATTTATATATTCCAATTGCAAAAGACTTAGGGAATGGTGTAAAAATTATTGTTAATGAAGGTAAACACAACTTTATTATACTTTCGGGTATTGAAATTATTGACTGTTTTGGTGTTTTAACATCAGGTAACAGTATTCCTGGAATATCTATATCAGGCTTAAGTTTTCCTACTGATGTTGATTTTACAATGAGAGGAAGGAATAAAGTTGTATCATTTGGAAATAGTACAGTTTTTGAAGGTAGTGGTACAGTGTTGTATGAAACTTATTATCGCGAAGACGAGCGTGTGATGTTTGATGAAGAAGACGTGTTTATGGTTTTCGGTGTGCCGAATTACACCGGTGTTTATAATTTACCTGTGTTTCCTGATGAAGAAAATCAGCAGTTTATAACACAGTTTGTTTACGAGAAAGTTTATGGAAGAAAAGATAATAATACACTTTTTACATTGAATTTAAGTCCAGCTATTACACCACTTGATTTTGAGGCGATTAATGTAGTTGATTTATGGAGAGAGTTTGGAGATGTTGATGTAACTGTTCATGATATAAGACCAGTAATAAGAAATATGCAGCAGATTACTGTTGATAAAGATGGTACTATGATATTGGAGTAAAATAAATGGCCTGGAAAGATTCTACATGGAAAATTGCGTGGGATGGTCGTATGGAAAACCCTGTGGGTCATATTTCAGACGACCAGTTACCTTGTACTGCGTTTGTATACAAGTATGTTGTACACAAGGGAATATATCTAGGTGGTTGGCTTGTAGAGGGATCTCCTGTAAATGATTATAAAGGGGTATTAACTCATCATATTGGTACTTATTTCAAAGAAACAATTTATCCTACCTGGCGAAGTACAATTTTTTCTTTTGGTTTTGGCTTGGTATTTTGGACTCTTCAATATATGGATAATAAAGAATTACGAGTTTTTTACAAATGGTTATTACTAGAAGATTTACCCGAGGTTTATCAAGATAAAATTCAAGATAGACAGACGCTGGTTTTTAATTTAGAAATAGGTGAAAATTGTGAAATTAAAGATGCTTATACTTTATATTCGGGGTCCTTTAATGCTTCTCCAAGTAATCAAAATGTTTATCCAGATTTACTTGTTGGTGAAAAGATATACTGTATGTATCAAGGTAAGGAGATATGTTTTACAGTTTCTAGTAATGATGGAAAAGGAAATGTTATATGTCGAGGTTATAAAACAGACGATAATGAAGAAATTGTGTTAACAGATTTATCTGTGGGTACTGAGTTAACACTGGAAGTATCACATGCTTGGGTTGAAATTGGTATTTATGGTGAAAGACGAAAAGATGATGGCACAGTGGAAGGTGTACCTGGAGAATACACATGGTGGGGTGATGAACGTTACTCATTTAATGGTGTTCCTTATTTTAACATGACTTCATCAATTTATGGAATGTATACTGCAGGTGATTATGTTATGCTTGATGGTGAACTGGGTTCACCAATTATAAATGCATCACTACCTGAAAACTCTACAGTTTGTATAGTCGAACATTCAATAGGTATTCCATTTATAGGTCCAAGATGGGCGGTGTATTGGTTCAAAACATTAGCTGAAACACCTGGAATTAGTATAACACGAAAGAAAGATTGTCATACATTTATTATTGCATACACAGAAGAAGGTAAACTTTTTGCACGTGAGGTTGGTTTTTCAGCGTTGGAGAATACTTATGTTTATAAAGATATACAGATTTCGTCTAATGATGATACAACACAGTATACACAACCGTTAGTATTCCAAGATTATACATTAAATATACATTTTATTTGTCAAGGTGAAGGTAATAAGATTTTTGGTTTTTGTACAAACACACAGCTGGATTTGGTTCATAAGTATGAAATTTGTACTGGCAAAAAACCTGCAATTGTGTTTGACGATATTTTATCAGTAGTTTATCTTATGGTCGAAAGAAGTGCATATGTTGATTCCAATGGTGTACAGTGTCTCGCTGGTTTGTATATGTTAAAAGGAACACGGAGTGAAGATAATGAATATGAATTTGAGGAATATGGTAGACTTCAAGATAAAGGTAATATTGATCTAGGTTATTCTTTTTATACATTGGAATATAATCATAATACAAACCAGCTAGCTGTTGTTTTTACATATTCTGACAGAATTGTACAATACACACTAGATAAAAATTTTAAACCAATGGAAACTGAAACCATAGAGTTAGCTGATGTAAAGTCTTATTCTGTTCAGTATAATATATACAAAGAGTATGTGTCATACAGAGATAGAACTCTGTATTATAAAAGAGAAGATCAAAGAGAGGTGAAAATAAAAGAGAACATAGATTTACCATTCGGTTTTTGTATTGCACCAACAATTAATGCATCATATGTTTGTTTTTATGATAAACCAACTGAAAACGATGAGAAAGATATATGTATGTATGAGTACAGAGGTTTCTGGAAAAAACTTGATATAAAAAAGCAAGAAGAAACAGTTTGACAAGGAGTTGTTGTGAAATTTATAAAAAGAATTAAACAAAGATTTAGACGGATGTTCAAAGAAGAGAGAAGATTTTTTGTTAAACTTGAGCCTGTGTGTGATATAAGAGAAGTATATAAAAGAAAAAATCTTGTACTGGACCCTGATCTTATGTTTACAACAAAGCTTTCCTTTGATTTAGATAGTTTGGATAATTTATATAGTATAGATGAGAAGAAGTTACTTGAATTGTTTCTCAATGGTGAAATATGTAGAAGACCTGTGGTTGGAATAATTTGGCAGTTAAATGAAAATTGTGTAAGTATACTTTATCCAGAAGTTCCATATCTGGTTATGTATGCATTACCTGGAAACGAAAAATGGAGTTTCTTACCTTCAGTAACCAGACTTTATGAAATAAAACTTATTTAAACAGTGAACTAAGGTGCACAGATGAAACTTGAATATGATGGATCGGTTATAAGATTATATCCAGGATATCAAAGCCTTAAACACATTCTTAGAACTTTACCTATGTGGAGTTATTATGATGCTACAAGAAGATGTTATGTATATCCTGAATCTGCAGTATTAACATTGTGTACTGTGTTTCCCGACGCTACAACAAACGAGGCATTTATTGAACTTTTAAAAAAGCACGAAAGATTTTATCGTGATGTAGTACATATAAAAGAAGGAAAAAGAACACTTGAAGATTTTGGAATAACACTAAAAGGTTTGAAAAACAAACATTTACTTAGAGAGTATCAGGTTACAGGTGTGTTATTTGCTTTTCATGGTAAAAAAGTTTTACTGGCTGACGATATGGGCTTAGGTAAAGCATTAATGGCGATTTCAACATTTCTTGCACTTAAGGAGAAACATAATATAAGAAAAGTGTTAATTGTATGTCCAAATTCAATTAAATATAGTGTTTGGGCACATGAGATAAAAAAGTGGACAAAGTTGCATTCTACAGTAGTTGATGGTAATAAAAAGCAAAGAATTTCACTTTTACAGAACATTAAATCTACGTTTGTAATAATAAACTATGAAGCAATAAGAGTTTTAAGCAAATACATAAAGGAATGGCAACCTGACATGGTTGTACTTGATGAATGTCATGCAATAAAAAACAGAAAAGCAAAACAAACATTAGCAATCAAAGAAATAAAAGCTCCTTATAGATTGTTGTTAACAGGAACACCAGTGTTAAATCGTGTTGAAGAACTGTGGAGTCAATTAAATTATTTAGATGAACGTTACTGGTTTTCATACGGTAAGTTTGTACAAAGGTACTGTACATTTAAAGAACAATGGTTACCACATGTTAGAAGAACGGTGAAGATAATTTCTGGTTATCAGAATCTTGATGAGTTAAAAGAGCATCTGTATTGTTATTATTTTAGAAGGACTAAGAATGAGGTTTTAACCGAGTTACCTGATCGTGTGTATGAAACACGTTTATTAGATTTGACATTACAACAGAAGCAGAAGTATAATGAATTAGTAGACGAATGTGTGTGTGAATTAGATAAAACGACGTCATTTACAACATTTGCTGCAAGATTACAAAAGTTATTGCAGGTATGTGATTTCGAAGAAGGGAGTTGTGAGTCATCAAAGTTTGATGAATGTGAAAAGATTTACAATGAGTTAAAAGAAGAGCATAAAATTGTATATTTTACGTGGTATGTAAAGACAGCTCAAATGTTGAAAAAAAGATTGGAGTTGTTAGCAAAGAAAGATGGATATACAGTAGTTGAAATTGATGGCACAACACCAGTGGAAGAAAGAACAAAGAGTGTTGATAAGTTTACAAACGATAGTAATTGTAAAGTTTTTATTGCTACGATTGCTACTTGTGGTTTGGGTCTTAATTTAACAGCGAGCGATGTATGTGTTTTTGTTTCACGTTCATTTACACCAGCAATTAATGACCAGGCTGAATCAAGATTACACAGACAAGGACAAAAGAAAACGGTTAATATAGTTATATTGAAAACAAGAAACACAGTAGAAGAGCGTGTAGAACATATATTAAGAAAAAAGGAGATACTTTTTGAAGATTTATTTAAAGACAGTGAAAATCTGGAACAGATTTTTAAGAAGGTGGAGTAAGACGATGAATAAAGTACAGTTTGCATATGATTTATATGGTTATATGAATTGGAAAGCAGTATCAGCTAAGGAGATTTATACATTTTTAAAGTTTTTAAAAGAAGATTTTGTAATTAGAAAAGATGTAAAAACAGAGTTAGTAGAATTACCTGCTCTAAAAGGGATAAATAAATATTGTTTATCAGTAAGAACAGATGAATTTGCACCTTGGATTCTTGTACATGTTGATAGAATACCTGTATCAGAAGTATACTTTTCAATTTCTGAAGAGCATGTATCTGGACAGTTAGATAATGTTCTTGGTATAGCAATTGTAAAACAGCTTATAGCAGCCGGAGTTCGAGTTAACATACTTTTTACAACTTCAGAAGAACATTGTTTATCATACAAGCAGATTGACATGTATTTTCGTTGTTTTTATCCTAATAAAAATCCAGTATTGATTGACCTGGATATTGATGTTTTTCATGATTTAACAGAATTTGCTGGAGGAGAAATTACGATAAGGGATAGAGATGAGCGTGCAATGTTTAACAGAATGTTGGTAGAGAAACTTAGAAGTATAGCAACAGAGAATTCAATACCATGGTTAAATTTGAATACTTGGACATTGGTGCAAATGGGTTTACTTTGTTTTTATACGAATTACACTGGAGCTTATGTTGGTATACCTGTTGTAAATTATCACACAGGTTATGAAGAAACGTATTTGACATGTGTCAACAATGTTTTTAAACTGTTATATTTATTTCTTAACAACAACGAGTATAAAGGAGAACAAAAGAACAAAGAAGATACGGAAGAAATATACGGAGAATCATTAGTTTTAGCGATATAATAGTTTTTGAAATGATTTTAAATGGTGTAACATAGAAACAGAGAAAGACTAAAAATGGGAAGTTTAAAAGAGAGAATAGAAGCAGTTGTCAAAGAGTTACAGAGTAAAGGAGAAGAACCTACTAGTTATCGTGTTGCTCGGATTCTAGGGTTATCAGAAAGTACGGTTTATTACTATTGGCGAACAGGTCAAATATCAATTTCTTCAAAAGTTCTGTTGGAAGAGAAGCTGCATTCATTGAGACGAATTATGAAAGATTTAGGTAAGAAACTTCGTGAATTTCAAGACATACTTGCAGAAGTAGATTGTATTCTTGAAGATAAGATAACTGAAAAAAAGTTGCAAAACACACCGGTAGATGTATCAACAAAGAAATCTGAGAGTATGGTTACCATAAATCCAGTTAAGTCTTCTTCTGAGACGCAAGGACAAAGAACTGATGTAGAAAGAGATTTGAGTATGGTAACCACAAAAACACGATCATCTTTGGAGTTACAAAAAAAGGGAGTTGACGAAATACATAAGCAAGTGAGTGAGTTCTTACAGTTGTTTCGTCAGTTTTATAAGGCAAAGTATAATAGTATATATGCGCAAGGTGGTTACAGTGCTAAGGAAAAAAGTCAGGTTTATAGATTAATAAAGACCTTGAATAAAGAAGAGTTGTCATGGAAAAAGTATTTACAGTGGTGTTTTCAAAAAGCACAGAAAACTAGAGATTTGGTATTAACAATTGGACTTATATCTTGTCGTGAGTTTTTACAAGAATTCATAGTGACACAAAAAAACAAAGAGATTCCCGAATGGATAAAAAAGAAAGAAAATGTTTAAGATGTGATGGTAATGGTGTGATTAAAGTTCCTGATAGTCAATATCTTGAAGGTTTTAGACTTGAATTGTGTGGTTGTAAATGGACAGAAAAAGATTTTAATATTCCTACAAGATATATTGATAAAGGATTAAGTAATTTTGAAGGACACGAGAAATTACTAAAATTCTTAGAGTCATATGTTGAAGAATATAAAGAAGGTCAACAAGGTCTGTATTTTCATGGCCCAAACGGTGTTGGTAAAACGCATTTAGCTGTTGCGTTAATAAAGGAATTTGCACAGGTTAAGGGTATAAGAGGTCGATATATTTCCTATGTAGATTTACTAGCATTGAAAAGAGAAAAGTATGCACAGAATAATGTAGCAAACATTATAGAGAGTTTTGAAAAAGCAGAACTTTTAGTTCTAGATGACCTTGGTGTTGAAAAGGAATCTTCATGGGTTATGGAGCAGACTACAAGTTTGATTGATTTTAGATATCGTTCTTGTTTAACAACAATTATAACATCAAACTATTCACTTGAGAATTTGAAGTATCGTTTTGAGGATATTGTTGTTGGTTATCGTATTGTAAGTCGTCTAACAGAAATGTGTGTAGTAATTGAATTGGGTGGTAAGGATTATAGATTTAGGAGTTTCAGGGAGAAAAAGTATGAAGGGTAATCAAGAGTATATAGAAGAAAGATTGTTAGCGTTGCTTCTGAAAGACATATCAGTAATAATAACAGCTGTTGATGTTGTACAAGAAAAATGGTTTACTTCTTCCGAGCACAAATTTCTATATAGTTTGATTACTAAACATTTCAAAGAATATGGTGCACTTTTATCTTTTGAAAGTGTATTGAAGTATATGAAGGAATACAAGGCCACGGAGGCAGAGATTGAAAACTTACGTAATGTGTATCTTTATATTACAGGTTTTAAGGTTGATAAGAGTGAATTTGACTTTTTAAAAACTAGATTATTTGAAACATGGCAAACTCGTGAGATATTAAAAGAAATTGATAGGTTTGTTACAGAATATGAAAAAGGTAATTACAGTGTATTAAAGCAATTTGTTAATAAGCTTGTGCTGGTTGACATGGAAAATGTAAGTCATACATATGTTAACAGAGGTGAATTTATTGAGAGTTTTGTAGAGAGAAAGAATTTACTGGAAGAAAAAAGAAAGAATCCTACGAAATACAAAGGTATTTTAACAGGAATAGAGAAACTTGATGAGTTGACGGGAGGTTTATGGAAAGGAGAAGTAGGATGTGTTTTTGGTAAAACAATGATAGGAAAAAGTACTCTTGTTTTATCTTTTGCTAAAGAAGCTTTTTTTAACAGTTATCGTGTTTTATATATTGTTGAGGAAATGCCTTTACAACAAGTGATGTCTAGATTTGATGCAAGTTTTTCTCGACTTGAGTACAGGAAATTTAAGGAACCATGGTTTTTGAGTGAAGGAGAGCAGAAAAGATGGGAATATAGAATAGAAGAGTTAAAGAAATATTATGAACAAGGTGCTCGTCTTTATATACATCATATTCCAGTGAATTGTAGTATTGATGTAATTCAAAGAGAAATTGAATATGTAAAAACGAAAGAAGGTCGACCACCAGATCTAGTGATAGTTGATGATCTTGATATGATGACATATTCATCAAAGTATAGTAGAGAAGAAGGTATGGTAATGAATGCAAGAGGTCTTAAAAGTATTGCTGGTAAACATAATGTAGCTATATGGTTTACTAAACAATTAGCAATGTCGGCTTATGAGAAAGAGATACTTGAGATTCAAGACCTGGCGTTTGCAAAAGGTGTTGTACATCAGTCTGATATGGTGGTTGGTTTACAACAAACTGCAGAGGATAAAAACATTGGACGTGTAACACTTCAAATAGTAAAGTTTAGAGACGGTCCAGTTGGAAAACTGATTTATTTATCTCCCGATTTAAGTCGTGCATTAATTCATGTTGAAGAATTTTCAATACAAGAGGTGGGAGAACAGAAGGAAAATTCAGTATAATAACAAGTCGGTACTTGGGTCAGAGAACGTATATATAAGATCGGTTAACAGAGGAGAAAAAGATATATGGTAAACTTATATTTAGGAGATGCATTAGATTTGCTTGATACGACACCCGATGAGTCGGTTGATTTGGTAGTGACTGATCCTCCGTATAATTCAAGTGCAATTGAATGGGATGGTAAAGACGATGAGTGGCAGTTTAAATGGCTAGAGAAAGTGAAAATAAAGATGAAAGAAGGTGCGAGTTTTTATATGTTTTTTGCGCCTATGAACATGTATGGTGTAGAGAGATGGATTCGACAGAATTTAACTTTGAAAAACTTAATAGTTTGGCATCACTCTAATTTATACAGTGCTGGTTTAAGTTATGGTAAAGACAGGTACAAATCAACCTGGGATGTTATATTTTATGCAACGAAAGGCAATAAAGCAAAGCATGGAAAGAATGTAAGTCAAACTGCATATTTAGAAACGGGTAGGGGGTTTGATGTAATTATTACACCACAGCCTCGTCCTTTATTACACCGGGCACAAAAGCCTTTTGGTGTTATTGAAAGGTTTATTAGATGTAGTTCCAACGAAGGAGATGTAGTATTTGATCCATTTATGGGTGTAGGTACAACTGGGATTGTAGCAAGATTTCTAGGTAGACATTTTATTGGTTTTGAGAAAAACAAGTTATATTTTAATATTTCAAAAGCCAGAATTTCCTGTATTGAGACAAACAAAGATTACAGAATTTTAAGTACATTTGATAAGCAATTATGGTTGTTATTAAAGCAAAAGAAAGAAAACAAGATTAACGATAAAGAATTAGAGATTAAGTTAAGAGAATTGGGAGTACATTTTACCAAGTCTGTTTTACCGCCAGATTTATTTACCAAGCAACAGGAGAACTAAATGAATTGTGATAACTGTACATTAAAAGGAAATTGTCAAGTTTTTGGAGAAGGTCCTCAGGATGCAAAGCTTATAATTGTAGGAGAAGCACCTGGTGTAACAGAAGTTAAAGAAGGTAAGCCATTTGTTGGTGCAGCCGGGCAAGTATTAAACAGTGTATTAGAAAGGGTAGGCATTAAGAGAGAAGAATGTTACATTACAAACGCAGTAATTTGCCATCCGTTTTCAAATCAAACACCGACATTAAAAGAAATAAAGTGTTGCCGAGAGAGATTAAAGAAAAGTATTTTACAAAGGAATCCCAAGTTAATAATTGCAATGGGTAATGCTGCATATTGTTCATTATTAAACAAGAGCCATGTAAGTGGTGTAATGGAAAAGCGAGGTTTATTTTTCCAGAGTGATGAATTTGGTTGTAAGATACTAGTAACAATTCATCCAGCAGCAATATTAAGAGACAGAACTTTATACAGTATATTTATTGAAGATATGTTAAGAGGAGCTCGTTATTTTAAAGCTGACATTACTGCATTACAGTCAAAGAGAGAGTATGTAGCACTAGAGACAGTTGTAGAAGTACAGACTTTGTTAAAAGAATTAAAAGAAAGACAGGTTTTTGCATTTGATATTGAAACAACAGGGTTAAATCCATGGGAAGATCAAGTATTAAGTTATGCATTTTGTTTCCAAGAGAAAAAAGCTTATTGTATTTTTACTGACGTAAGAGACAACACATGGGAAAAAGATGAATGGCAAGTTCTCGAAAGCGAGATAAAGCAAGTACTTGAGTCATCAAAGCTTATAATTCAGAATGCATTATTTGAATTACCATTTCTAAAAGTAAGTAAGGGTTGGAATCTTCGTTGTTATTTTGACACTATGTTAGCTCACCATTTACTTGACGAGAACGCAAAAGGACAACATGGTTTAAAAAAGCTTGCAACCAGATTTCCTGATTTAATAGATTATGCACATGAAGTTGATATTACACAATTAAGGTATCTTGATAATGTAAGATTTGTAAATTACACATGTAGTGATGTTGATGCAACCTGGAGGTTATATAACATGTTTAGTAAGCAACTCGAGGAAGAAGGATTGACATGGTTATTTAACAATATTACAATGCCTCTTACATATGTACTTACTAATATGCATGTGTATGGTATAAAAGTTGATGTTGATTTACTATTGCAATTAAAGACAGCTTATGAAAGTGAACTCAATGAACTTATTAATTGGGTCAAGGATACATATGGTGATTACAATTTAGCATCACCCATGCAACTCAGTGAATTACTTTATGTAAAGCTAGGGTTACCAATGATAGATAAAACAACAGCAGGTAAACCTTCTACAAACGATAAAACATTAAAGAAACTGTTAGAGCAAGTAACAAGTGAACAAGAGAAAGAATTATTACAAAAGGTATTAAGATTTAGAAAGGTATTAAAGTTATACAAAACATATGTAGTTGGTATTGCAAAGAGAGTCAACAGAAAAACTGGGAGATTGCACACTGAGTTTTTAATTCATGGTACAAAGACCGGGCGTTTATCATCAATAAATCCGAATTTACAGAATACCGCCGGTGAAAAAGAGATAAAGAATTTATTTATTGCAGAAAAAGGTTGGAAATTAATTGAAGCAGATTACAAACAGCTGGAATTTAGGATATTCATGAATTATGTAAAAGACGAAAAAGCATTTGAAGATTTAAGAAGAGGATTTGATGTACACCGTGTGGTTGCAGCACGTGTATTAAATAAATCTTATGAACAAGTAACTGACGAAGAAAGAACAACTGCAAAAGGTGTTGTATTTGGTTTATTATATGGTATGTCGACTGAAACTTTGGCAGAGGTATATAATTTACCTTTTAACAAAGCTGAAGAATTTGTACGAAGTTTTTGGCGAATGTATCCGAAAGCAAAAAAGTGGTGGATTGATTTACGAGAAAGTTTAAGAAAGAAAGGATTTGTAGTTAACTTGTATGGAAGAAAAAGAAGGTTACCTGAGATATTTAGTAACAATACTACAGTAGTTGCTACTGCATTAAGACGAGGTATTAATGCACCTGTACAAGGTGGTGCAGTTGACGTTGCAAACTATGCACTTATACAAATTTACCAGTATTTGATAAAGAATAAGTATCAAGCACATCCTTTGTTACAGATACATGATAGTATAATACTTGAAGCGCCGGATGAAGAAGTAGAAGAAGTAGTTAAGATAGTAAGACAATTAATGACTCAGAATATTCCAGGTATTAAAGTGCCTCTGGAAGTTGATATAAATGTAGTTGAAAGATGGGGTGAAGAAAACACAGTATAATATATAAAAAGAGTAGGTAAAATTTCACAATTAAGAATGAAGGGAGGGAAAAAGTATGCCTTATATAACTCAAGAACAGAGAAAAGAGCTTGATCCTTTTATCAACTGTTTAGCAAGTAAAGTAAGTAGTTCGGGAGGTTTGAACTATGCTATTACAAGACTTTGTGTACTTGTTGCAAAAGAAGGGTTAAAAGTTGAGCGTTCAAAATATCTTGTTTTTAACACAATTGTAGGTGTGTTATCATGTGTAATGTTAGAGTTTTATAGAAGAGTAGTAGCTTCGTATGAGGACAAGAAAAAGAAACAGAATGGAGATGTATTTGAAGAAGTTTTAGAAGAACTAGAATGAAGTACAGAAAAAGGGGGAAAAAATGATAAAAAAGTTATTTTCTAGATGGTTATACGAAAAAGTTTGTAAATGGCATTTAAAGAGATACATAAGAAAACAAAGACAAGCATTAAAAAGAGAGTTGGTTGGTCAGTTGAATGAAGCGTTAAGAGAATTTGATGTTAAAACAAAAGAAGTGTTTTCTGAGATGTTTACTTGTGATAATAAAAAGGAGATAGAATGAAGATAAGAACTGAAAGAACTATTGCAGTTGCACATTATTTACCTGACTACAATGGTCCATGTCAAAATTTACACGGGCATAACATTAGAGTAGTAGTTGAAGTTGAAGGAGAACTTGATAATGAAACACATATGATAGTTGATTTTGCAGCAATAAAATCTATTATAAATCAGTATGATCATAGGTGTTTAAATGATTTCGGGTTATATCCTACCGCCGAAGAACTTGCAATTAAAATAGCGAGAGAAGTTAAAGAACTAGGAAGTAAGATTGAGTATGTAAAAGTACGTGTATATGAAAGCAAGGATTCTTATGCTGAATATGTATGTGCTAATAGTTAAGGAGGGAATATGTATATAAGCCAAAGAAAGTTTTTCAAGGATTTACGGAGTTTTGCAAAGTATTTCAAAGATATAATTAAGGATAGTGATTGTATTTGTTGTATAAGTAGGGGTGGTTTAATAATGGGTGTATATTTATCACACAAGTTTAATAAACCTCTTATAATTGCTGCAAAAGAAAAGAACAGGTGGCAGTTTCTTGGTGATATAAACAACTATAGAAAGTTTTTAATTGTTGATGAAATATGTGACAGTGGTGTAACGATTGAGGAAGTTTGTTGTAGTTTAAGTACAAGAGTATCAAAACCAGCTTTAATGATACCTTGTGTTTTATATGCAAAGTTAACAGATGCATTAGTTTTTGATGAAGGACGTTTTTGGTCAAGTATATTTAATATGAAAGCTTTTCGTTTAGTTTCTAATAGATGGATAACATTTTGGTATGAAGGAAAACAGAAAAGAGAAAAAGGAGGGAAAAACGGCTGACGTATTTGAGGTTTTGAACGTAAAGATTAAGTAGTGTGTGAGGTTTATGAACAATAGTTTTCAGTGATAAAAGAGAGGAAAGATGCTGCTTAAAATTATAGAAAGGAATGGCTTATATTATTGTGAAATACAAATTGCTGAAATACTTGATAGAAAGAAATTAAACAGGTTAATTAAGAGATATAAGTTTAAGGAAACAAGTGATCCTACTGTTTATTTTAGCGAAGGTGATGTAGAAATAAAGAGAATAAAAAGAAGGAGAAAGAAAAAAGTAAAGGTGACAAATAAAAACAAGACAATAAGTAAGTGTGAGCACTGTGGATCTTTTAGTATTAAAAGAAAAGAGATAAAAGTAAGAAGTTGGATTTCTCTTTGGAAATGCAAAGAGTGTGGATGGGAAACATTATATGTAATACCAGAAAGAGAAAGAGTAGAAGAAATAAAATGAAAATAAGAGCGTATTGGCATCCAGGTGAGAATTTTGGTGATAGATTAACACCGATTATAGTAAGTTATATTACAAATAGAGAGGTTGTAAGAAGATTAGATTCTCCAAGATTGTTTTGTGTTGGAAGTATTATAAGTAATGCAAAACCAGGAGATGTTGTTTGGGGAGCGGGAGTAATTGTTCCTGAACAGTTGGAGAATATTGATAAGGGAGTAAGATTTGCAATGGTCCGTGGTCCTAAAACAAGAGAAATTTTAGTCAAGAAAGGTTTTGATGTACCGGAGTTTACAGCAGATCCCGCAATGTTGTTATGTGAAATATATAAAAATTTCAGTGTGGAAAAAAGATATAAGGAAGGTCTGATTCCACATGTTCTTGCATATGAAAGTGTAAGGAGAGATAATCTTAATGCATTTGTCATAAATCTTTCCAAGCCTATAGAGGAAGTTATCAGGGATATTTTGTCTTGTGAAAGGATATACTCAGAATCTTTACATGGTCTTGTCTGTGCGGAGGTGTTCGGAATACCTGTTGTTTTGAAAACATTTTGGAATCATAAATTTGATTTCGAGTGGAAGTTTGAGGATTACTATTTGTCAACGGATAGAAAAATAGTTCGTTCTTTTGAGGAATGGGAAAAACCAAGAGTGGATATGGAAAAAATAAAGAGTAGTTTTCCGTGGGAAGTCTTACCCGTCGAGGACGAATGGATATGGTAAACTAAAGAAAAAACGAGAACAGAGAGTTCTTAATAGGAGGTAAAAATGAAAACTGGTTTTATTGTACCAGTAAAATATCTAGAAAAGTTTGCAGTGCAAAGTGATTTTCATTTGATTTTACCACATATTGTTGAGCAGAGTGAAAAATATAAAAAATTTTATATGGAAAGAATTAAAGAAGGTGATTTTGTAATGCTAGATAATAGTATTTTTGAGCTTGAGGTAGCTTATCCGAAGGAGAAGTTACTTGATACAGCTCTTGAAATAGGGGTACAAGAGATGGTTGTTCCCGAGGTTTTAAGGTCAAGTCATGGAAGTTTAGAAAAAGTTGAGGATTTTTTTGATTATATAGCGAACAGTCATTTACCAAAACATTTAAGATTTGCTATTACTGTACAAGGTAAATCATTTAGAGAGATGATAGCATATGTTTCTGCACTTTTGACATCTTTTGAATTTCATACATTATGTGTACCTTTTGATATAGATTGTGAGATTCCAGGCGCACCTTGTTTTCAATCATCAACATTACAGAGAGTAGTAAATCGTATATATTTTTGTGAGCATTTGAGAGAAAAGTTTCCTTCATTATGTTCAACAAAACAAGTACATTTACTGGGTTTAGCTGACGGTGTAGAGTTGCAACATTACACATTAAATTGTGCCGGATTTTCTTTTATTAGAAGTAATGATTCATCTTCTGCTTTTGTACATGGTTTACATGGGATTAAGTATACAGAAAGAGGATTACCTTGTGAAAAGATTGTAGAAAAGCTTGACTTTTTTATGGATACAGATTTAACTTGCGACAGAGTTGAGTGTATTCAGTATAATATTATAATGCTGAAGAAATTTACTACTGGAGTAAACAATGGATAGAACGAATGACGACGAAAGGAAATTTTTATTAGAGCTAGGTAAACAGATTGGTAAGTTTATTTGTAAGTATTTTGATAAACATGGTGCTGAAAGAGCATATTATGAGTTTGTTGTTGTTTGTCATGTGTTGGATAATGATTTTCAAAAGGTTAGAGAGGTTGTGTTATTTAACGATAGTGAATCAGGTTATTGTATTTTTTGTAGGGGATTAACATATTATTATGACACACAGTTTTCGGGTTATTTGTGTGCTGAATGTTATAAAAAGTTAAAAGGAGGTAAAAATGAGAAGGAGTAAAAGATATGATTTAAGATTGTTAGGTCAAGGTAAGAAGACACAGTACAGGTTTACTGAACCTATGTATGAAATTATTGAAACTTTTGAAAATCCTGCTCCGGAAAGGAATTATACAATTAAAGCAGTTACAGATGAAGTAACAGCTCTATGCCCTGTTACTTCTCAACCTGATTATTACACTGTTGTTATTAAATATGTTCCCGACGAGAGATGTGTTGAATCAAAGTCACTTAAACTGTATTTATTTGCTTACAGACAGTATGGAACTTTTATTGAGACAATGGCAAACAAGATTCTTAGTGATCTGGTAAAGGCTTGTGAACCACGGTGGATGCGTGTATCATTAACAATGAAACCTCGTGGTGGTATTTTACTAACTACTACGGTTGTACATGCAAAGAAGGGTTATGAAACAGTTGGTAAACAAATTTATCAATACAAAGTTAAAGTATGAGGAGATAAGATGATTTGTTCTAGATGTCAGATTTGTAAAAGAAGAAACTTTGACTTGTTTCTTGTTGACGGGGAGTGTGTTTGTTCATATTGTATGAAAATCGAAAGTTTAGTTAAAAATAGAGAAAAATTCATAATCAGTCTGTTTTTATTCTTTTTGGAAAAAAGAAAGGTAGTTTTAATGAATGTTGTTTGTGCTTGTAAGTCTTTTTTATTCGGAAGAAAACATAGAAGGAGGTAGAATGAGAATTTATTTAGCTCATCCTATTTCGGGTACAAGTTTTTCTACTACAGCACGGTATTTTTTGAAAACAGCGAAGGTTTTACGAAAGATGGGGTATAAAGTTTTACATCCTTTAACGGGAAAAAAAGAATTGAGGTGTGAATTAGAGTTGAAAGCCGAGGGTTATCAACATCCTGTAGCTACAAATCATGCAATTGTTAGAAGAGACAAGTGGTCGGTTGAGCATTCTGATGTCTTTTTCTTGAATTTGGAAAATGCTACTGATATTTCTGTAGGTTGTGTAGCAGAACTGGCGTGGGCATATGCTAAGAATATTCATTCTGTAGTGGTGTTACCAAAACAAAGTAAAATGCGTCATGCTTTTGTGTTAGAGATGTCAGATGTTATATTTGAGACAACTTCTGAAGCACTGAAATATTTGAGACGGTTGATAAAACAGCGGTTATAATGATTAATTACAAGGAGAGCAAAATGAACATAGAAAGACACAAAAGAGCACAGTTGATAGAAAGTATAGAAGGATTGTTTGAAATGGTTGCTAAAAACAATATAGATAAGATTAAGGAACTGCTTGATAAAGGTGTTGATGTAAATGTACAGGATCCATACGGTTATACACTACTTCATACAGCTATGTATTGGTGTCTTACGGACATGATCAAACTTTTACTCGATTATGGGATAAAGGTGGATAGAAGAGACGAGTATGGTCGTACGCTACTTTATTTTGTTGTACACAATGAATACACGAGCATAGCTAAACTTTTACTTGACTACGGAGCTGATGTAAATATAAGGGACGCTTTTGGCTGGACACCACTTCATGAAGCTGCATATTATGTCAGTCCAAATACAGCCAAACTTCTACTTGAGTATGGGGCTAATCCTAACACAAAGAATGATGAAGGTAAGACACCGATAGACCTAGCAAAAGAAAACGGTTGTGACAATATAGTTCAGTTATTAGAAGAATACAATAAACCTTGGAACCAGATAGAAAGAGAATTCGGTAAAATAGAGTTGTCAGAGTATGAAAGACAAAGCTTAAAGTTAAGTCGAATTTCACAGAAAAAGTTAAAAAAGAGGAGGATGCTATGAGACCAGAACTGGATATGAAGTTGGTTAGAAGTTTTCCTAAGATATTTAGGGATAGACACGAATCACCCACGAAGACAGCTATGTGCTGGGGTTTTATGTGTGGCGATGGATGGTATGCTTTGATTTACACTCTTTGTAGTCTTATACAGGAATATATTGATAAGAATAATTTATCACAAGTTGTAGCTGTTGAAGTTAAGGAAAAATATGGTGGTTTAAGATTTTATACAGACTATGAAGATGATGTAATTGGAAGTTATATATGGTTTGCAGAAGAAATGTCGTGTAGAATTTGTGAGGTGTGCGGAACAACAGTAAATGTTAAACAACGTTTACTGGGTAGGTGGATTTATACACGTTGTAATAAATGCTGGCAAAAAGAAACTCGGCGAAAAAAGTCAAAAAACAGTTGTTTAAATTCTAAGAGTAAGAAGCGAAGTAAAAAGTAAAAAAGGAAGAGTTATGAAACGGTTTGTAAATGCAAGAATAAAGCGAGTTATTGCAACTAATAATGAAATGTTTTTTAAGCAAATAAAAGAGATTGCAGACGAAGCTTATAAGGAAGGTAAATTAACATCTGTTTTAACAAGTGAAAGTATAATAAGAAAGGAATATGAAAAAAAGAGATTGTTTGTAGGAGTCTTTGATGATCATGTCATTGGTTTTGTTCATTTTCGTGTTAGACGAGACGGTGTGTTAAGAATTTATGAGATTGCAATTAAAAAATGTTTTAGATATTCGGGTAAAGGTTTCGGAAGTCTTCTTATTACTGAATTACTAGCGAAAGCCGATGTTTCACGAGCCATGCTTTTATGTAGTCTAAGAAACCATGAAGGTATTTGTTTTTGGTTGTCATTAGGTTTTATTCCATGTAGAATAATTCAAAGGTGGAATAAACGAAAACAGCGTTACAGTTATTTTGTTCTTTTTGAAAAAAGAAAGGAATAAGAAGTATGAGACTGGATACTCATTGTCATCTTGGACATAGTTATGAAGGTAAAGTAAAGAGATCACAACCATGTAGTACTCCTGAGGATGTAATGGCGTTTTTTGAAAAAGAACAGATTACACATGCATGTGTAATCTATTTACCAAACGAAGTTTATTTACTTGAATCTTTGTTGAAGTTAGCCGAAGAAAAAAAAGTTAAAATATATCCTTTTCAATGGATAGATACTTATAAGGAGAAGATATACGAGTGGGATGCGGGTGTAAAATTACATCCTGTACGTGGAAGTAAGATAAGTCCATTGTCAAGTGTTGCGGGGAGATTTTTTAGAAAACTACCATCTGGTTTCAAAGTTTTAATACACACACAAGGTAGTTCTTCTTTGAAGAATATTAGTCGACCTCAAATGGTATTATCATTGTCTTTAAGACATCCAGATAAGATTTTTATTGTTGGTCATTCAGGAGCATATGGTTTTCGGTCATTTAGACCTTCTCAAACATCTAATGTTGAACTGTGGGAAAGATATTATCATTCAAAATTGTTAATAAATGAAGCCGAGTTTGTTGCGTTGGTGAGAGATAATGTATGGTTGGAGAGTTCATATGTAAAGAAATATTTAATGTTCAAGATAAAGTCATTGTGTTATAGTTATCGGATACATGGAAGAGTATTACTGGGAAGTGATTTTCCTTATTTAAAAGAAATAAGTAGTATTGTTGATCAAGAAAGGTGTTTGATGGAGGATGGTGGATTAACGGAGGAAGAAATTAAGCAGATGCACTTAAATGGTATAAAGTTAATAGAAGGTGGAGGTGTGTTGTGATACAGAGTCGAGATTACGGTTCGTTTTGGAAGGCAATGAATTTGGTAGGACGGTTAACAACAGTACCACTGGAAGTTGAGTTTGGTAAACAAAAGGTGATTTATACACCACCACAAGACATACAGATATCTAAACAGCTTTTTAGATCAGCAAAATGTCAATGTTGTGGTAAGTGCTGTTCTGGTTATTCAACAAATAGATATAATTTGGTGTTTTTTAATCCACCGGCATTTTTAGACGGAGAATACAGAAAGAGAGTATTTGAGGAGGTTTTTAAGATAAACGGTGTTGTTTATCCGGTATGGATTTATCGTCAGTCTGGTAATGTGTGTGACTTTTCAGTATACAGGTGGATTTATCGACAAGTTGGTAATGTATACAACCATTTTTCATATATGGACAACGGACATGTTTATTGTTACATACATTCTTTTAAACCAGTACACTGTTTGTTTCCACCAATTTTTATTGATAGTCGAAAAGACAAGTCAATTGTTTTAAAAAGACCATTTTCAAGAAATTGGCAATTTGGTTGTAAAGTACAGTTTTTACCATTTGATTATCAAGAATTTGTAGAATGGGATCTCCATGTGTTTGAAGAGTTAAAAAAGTTGGTTGATATACTAGGTTTGTCATCTTTTTCAGACTGTGAACTACTTTATGATTTTTTATGTAAATTGAAGCTTACTAACAAACAGACTACACAGATTATTTTGGCGAAAAACATACATTTGAAAGACGAGAATAACAATCTTTTTTAGTATAATATTTATAGGAGGTGTTAATGAAGATACACTCAATTTTTCAAGCATGTGAAGGAGAAGGTCAAGAAGTAGGAATAATAAAGACTTTTATTAGAACACAGGGTTGTTCTGTTGGTTGTCGTAATTGTGATACTCCTACTGCAGTAAATTTTAATCAAGGACAGTTAGTGGATACAAGCTGGATTGTTAAAGAAGTGGAGAGTTATCCTTGGAAAAGAGTAACGATAACAGGCGGTGAGCCGCTTGAACAACCTGATATATTAAATCTTTGTCATGAGCTTAGAAGCAAGGGATATTTTGTTACACTTGAAACTTCGGGACAGATTTATAACGAAGATGTATTTGATTGTTGTTCATTTTTAAGTGTGGATGTAAAAACACCTTCAACTGGTGTTGGAATTGATTGGGATATTCATCGTCGAATTTTGAGTAGATATGGCGAGAAAACACAGATAAAAGGAGTTGTTGAGATTTTAGAGGATTTTAAGTTTATAAAGAAATATTATGATAGGTTTTTTACAATGGAAAGAATTCTTACTCCTTATCAGTTGGTTATTACTCCATGTTGGAAAGTAAACCAGAATATGGTTGATGTAGATTTTATACAATATCTTTTATCATTGATTTTTCAGAAGAAGATATTTGTTCGTGTGATTATTCAACAGCATAAGTTAGTTTATGGTAGTCAAAAGGAGAATGTATGAAAGGTTTATTTGCTAGAGTACTTGTATCATGTGTGTTGACGTTTTTATTTGGTTTTCCTTTGTGGTTTTATTTTTTAACTAGAGTTGAAATTCCTGCGTGGATGTGGCCGGTAAGTATATATTTTATATGGCTTGTGTTTTTTCTATTTACATCTCAGGTAGTGTATAATGACGATGATGGAAAGAAGGAAAACAAAATGTAATTGGAGGTGAAAACAATGAAAAAAAAAAGAAAAAGAAAAAACGGCAGGGTATATTTTATTCGACGGAAGTGGATTTTTTGTAATGACTATTGAGAGACGTAAGAAAAAAGGAGATAAAAATGAAAATGATAAATTGTGTAATATGTAATAAAGAAATGAGAGTGTCAGAAAATACACGAGCAGGTGTTTGTAGTAGTTGTATACAAAGTGGTCGTTTTTCAAAGTGGTATCGCGAAAGATATGCAAAAGGTGAATATTTGTTGAGTAAAATGGCAGAAATGCAAATTGATGACCCGGAAAAAGCTTCGACGACATATAAAGAACCTGAAGCTGAAAAGATTAAGACGAAAAAGAAAGTCATATTACAACAAGGAAAATCACGTTCAAAGAGAATAAAAGAATTGTTGTTACAAGGTTATACAGATGTGGAAGTGTTAGCTACTGTTAAACAAGAGTACTCAAGTGTTGATGAGCGAAGGTTAAAAGATCATATTTCAGCTGAAAAAAGTGAATTGAAGAAGAAAGGGTTGTTAAATGTAAATGTTGTATTGAGTCAAAAGGAGATAAAAAATGAAGGACGTGCAGAGTCGGCAACCTGATATTTCAAAGAATGTTGACAAGGTTGGTATAAGGGAATTGTTACTTCCTTATACAGTTTCAATGAAAGGTGGAGGAATACAGCATACAATTGCTAATGTTTCTGCGTACGTTACTCTTACATCTTCATTCAGAGGTACCCACATGTCCCGTATTGTACAAATATTACATAGTTACATTGATAAATCAATAAGTTCAGATTTTATTGACAGAGTGTTACAAGACTTGTGTAATAGATTATCAGCTCCCTCTAGTTATGTGAAAATGCGATTTCCTTATTTGTTAAAAAAGAAAGCACCTGTATCAAATACCGAAGGTTATATGACATATACATGTTGTTTTGAGGGTGAAAGGGTAGATGGTGCTGTAAAGCATTTATTGACCGTCGAAGTACCATATATGTCTTTGTGTGAGTGTAGTAAAGAGATCTCTGATTATAATGCACATAATCAGAGATCAACAGCAAAAATAACCGTGATGTACAGAAAAGAAAATACTGTGTGGATTGAGGATTTGATTGAATTGGTCGAAAAACACGCGAGTTCTCCTGTGTATTCGATATTAAAAAGAGAAGATGAAAAGTATGTAACTGAGCACAGCTATAAACATCCTAGATTTGTTGAAACCATGGCAAGACGATTGTATAAGGATTTACAGAATGATAGTCGTGTTTTAGGTTTTGTAGTTGTTGTTAATCATTGTGAATCAATACATCAACATGATGCTGTGGCTGTGATTCATGGTGGTTATGTATATATTCCATAAAAGGAGAAGAAGTCGGTGATTATTAATCCACAAGTTGTAGTAGAAAAAGGTTGGATAAGAAATTATATTGAAGAATGTATTCAACCTAATAGTATTGATGTTCGTTTAGACCGTTTGTTTCGAATTGATGTAGCCGAAGAGTCTTTTAAAGGCCTTGTTTTGGGTCGGGATACACGAGAGCTTCCTGCATACATAGAGGAGTTTCCCGATGAAAAAGGGTTCTTTTATATTAAACCTTTTGTTCCATACCAGTTTCTAGCTTGTGAGTTTGTTTCATTACCTGAAGGTGTTGCAGCTCGTTTACATGTAAGAAGTACTTTAAATAGAGCTGGTGTGTTTATTAGTGCAGGATGGTGGGATTCAGGTTTTAAAAATTATGTTGGTGCAAGTTTTTGTTCTTTCGCACCGGCGAAGATAGAAAGAGGTGCAAGGATTGCACAGATCGTTTTTATAGAAGCAGGTTGTGTAAAGTTGTACGACGGAATATACAATGTTAAGTAGAGATTTCCTTGAACGAGTATTGTTACTGGAGAATGTAAAAGAATTATCGGATAATTGGATGTGTTCATGTCCTTTTGCATATTTACACCTTGATGGCGATGATAAAACACCGTCGTTTGCAATTCATAAAGAAACAGGTGTTTGGCATTGTTTTACATGTGGTGAAAAGGGCACACTTGTATCTTTGATTAAGAAATTAAAGAATGTTTCTGATTCAGTCGCACAGCAGATAATACAAGGTTATGAGGATGTATCTTTCCAGCGAATTAAAAAGAAACTTTCTAATTTAAGAGAACAACATTCGGAGAGGAAAGCAGAAGTTAAAGTAATTACATTGCCTGGTTTGGTTGAAGTGGAAACTTGTAAAAAAGCGTTACAATATTTACAGAACAGAGGTTTGTATTTGAATGTTATAAGAAAATTTAATATACAGTTTTGTCAGCGAGGTTTATATAAAGACAGATTAATTATACCAATTTTTTATGAAAGAAAATGTGTTGGTTTTATTGCAAGAGATATTACAGATCAAGCAGAAAGTAAATATCTGTTACCGTCCGAGTTTAAGAAAAGTAAATACCTGTTTAATATTGATACGATAAACAGTAATAAACCTGTATGGTTGGTTGAAGGTGTTTTTGATGTACTTAAGTTATTTCAATTTGGTCTAAGAAATGTAGTTGCTGTGTTTGGTTCCGAGGTCTCTGATACTCAAGTTGCGTTGCTTCTTAGAAAAAATGTAAGAGAGGTGGTTTTGTGTTTTGATAGCGACCAAGCAGGTACAAAGGTTATGAAAAATTTTATACGAAAATATAATCAATTTTTCAAGGTATGTGTAACACAGTTACCGGATTTGAAGGATCCTGGTGATTTATCAACAATTGATGAATTTAAAAAATTATTATCCAGTGTAAAAGAGATTGGAGTAAATACAGATATAGAAAATGATGTAAGTGTAAAATTAAAAAGGATAAACATACGGTTGAAGAATTTAGGGTTTGAGGTTTTATCTTCAAAAAATAATAACAGGGATTTGCTTGTAACTCAAGGGTTTTAAAAAGGGTTGATTTTTTTAAAAATTTATACTATAATATATAAAAATGAAAACACTACGATTTACAAGGGTTTTAAAAAGGGTTGATTTTTAAAAAAATTATGCTATAATAAAAAAATAAAAAGTTGATTTTTTTAAAAAATTATGCTATAATATATAAAAGTGGAGATACTACAATTCACAAGGGTTTTAAAAAGGGTTGATTTTTTTAAAAATTTATACTATAATAAAAAAATAAAAAGTTGATTTTTTAAAAAAATTATGCTAAAATATGAAAACAAAAAGAAGAGGAACAATAATAGAATTTGAATAAATAAAAAGGAGGAAAAGATGGAAAGAGTTCAAATGATTAGGGAGCATGAGATTGTGAATGTAGAGTTTGAAGAATTGTCGAAGGAATTTGAAGGAACAATGGTAAATACAATCAGGAGGATTTTTCCCGAGAAGGTCGCAACAACAAAATCAGGGGTATTGAGTTTTGAAGATTTAATGCAAGAAGCAAGGCTTGCATTGTTGGAAGCAAAACAGCGATATAGGCCAGATAAAAATATGAGTTTTAAAAGTTATTTTATATTAGTTCTGAGATCAACTTTGTTGATGATTTATGCAAGGAGACCGAAAGAGCAAGAAAAGTGGATTAAACAGAGATTTGAGTATACAAAATCCGACGAAGCATTACCTGTGGATGTGGAAGATCCAAACTGTTTTGTTAATGATGTAGCTTGTGAGTTGTTGCGAGAAAGAATTGGCAAGATTTTACATAAACATTTAGTATATAAGGACGCGTGTTATGCAGAATATATAATTATGTTAAAGGAAAGAGGCTATACTTTCGAGGAAATTGGAGAAATTCTTGATGTATCTGTATATTCATTATGGGAAAAAGCAAAAAAAGTTTTGAAGAAATATTTACCTTTGCAGTATAATGTGTAGAAAGGAGCTAAGATGAAAATTTTGAAATCTCTTGATGAAGCGTGTTTGGAATATGGTAAGGAAGAATTGGAAGGCCTGGTTGTTGATGAGTGTCCTAAAGTTGTGTTATTACCATCAGATCTTACACATGTTGAAGAACATCTTTTAAAACAAAGTGCTCTTTATGCGTTTTTCTCTGAGTTGTATAGACAAGCACGCGAGCAGTTAAGTATATTGACCGAACAGTTTGAAAATTGGAAAGCAGTTACACGAAGAGTGGTTGCTGAAGATCTTGAAGTACAGAAAGGAAGAAGAGTTACGCTTGAAGATATAAATTCGGAGATGCGGGTTAGATATGAAAAGGAGTTTCAAGAGTGGAGTAACAAAATCAGAGAGGCAACACAGGTTGTTGATAAGTTGAAAAACTGGCTGGATGCTTTAAAGATGAAACACGATTCATTGAACTCGTTGGCGTATTTAGTATCAAAAGAAAGATCTGCTGAGTTTATTGTATATCAAAGAAAAGTAGAAGAGTTGATTGCAAAAGCAGGTCTTGAAAAAATCGAAGAGATAATTAGTAAACTTGAAGTTGCTGGCGAAAATAAATAGAACAGAGAAGTATAATTTGATAAAAGGAGGAAAAGATGGATAAGGAAAATTTGTTAAGAAACACTCTTGATTCATTAGATGACGATTTATCTGTAACTGGTTTTTCAACAAACATATTGCAGTTAAAAGAAGGTGTAAATAGGATACGTCTTGTTATGACAAAAGGGTATGTGAAGTATAGAGCTCATTTTATTCCACCGGAGGTAAGAGGCGAGGATGATACATCTGTAGGTGGAATGGTTGTTTGTTTAAAGGAGTTTGGGTGTAATTGTCCAATTTGTGAGTATGTGACGTTGTTGTTTCAATCAACTTCTGAGTTGAATCAAATGCGTGCTAAGAAGTTGTATGCAAGAAACAGATTTAGATTTCTTGTGATTGATAGAGAAGAAAAACGAGAAGGTGTATCTCCAATGAAGATTTTGAGTTGTGGTAGTGTGATTGCTGAAGGTATAAAGGAATGTAATAAGAATTATGGAGATCCGGCAGATCCTGAAAGAGGATATGATTTACAGATTGAGTTAAAGAAGGTTGAAGGCTGGAATAAATATAAGATTTCACCTGTAATGAAACTTGTAATGAAAGATGGTAAAAGAACTTTTGAAATCGTGGAAACACCTTTAACAGAAGCGGAAAAAAACTATTCTTTTCCTTCACTGGAGAAGACTTTATCTTATGATGTTGATGTGCTTGAAGAGGATTTGTTAAAGTTGTTTGGACCAAAGATTCAGGAGATCACAGAGGTGTTAAGTAAAGAGAAGACGATGATAAAGGAAGTAAGTGAGTTAGATTCAGAGCTTGATGTGGATCTCGAGACGGGTGAAAATGGTGAAAAAGATGTGAATTTGTTTATAGATAAGCAAAAACAAGAAGTTCAGGTGTCTGGTGTAAAATCAGAGACGCATCCGAAGTGTTTTGGTATGTATGATCCTGAAGATGCTGAGAACTGCTTGAGATGTACGTTTCAAAAAGAGTGTAAGGTTGAAAGAGGATTATAATGTCAAAGGATAGATTAAAAAAAATTGTTACTTCATTACAAAAAGCGTTTGGTGAGGAAACTGTTGTAACATTGAATGTTAAACCTCAAAAAGTTGAAGTAATTTCAACCGGTAGTATTTTAATTGATAATGTGATTGGTGTAGGTGGTTTTCCTCGCGGGCGTATAATTGAGTTGTTTGGCGAAGAAGGTTCCGGTAAAAGTACGATTGCGTTGTTAACTGTTGCAGAGCTACAAAGAAAAGGTGGTATTGCAGGATATGTTGATATGGAGAATGCACTTGATGGAGAGTATGCACAGAAGCTGGGTGTTGATGTATCAAGTTTATTAATATCTCAACCTTCTTCGGGTGAAGAAGGTTTAGCTGTTGCGGAAAAAATGCTTGAAGAAGGTGTAGATTTTGTTGTTGTGGATTCAGTTGCTGCACTTGTTCCAAAAGCCGAGCTTGAAGGTGAAATGGGAGCGCCAAATATTGCTTTACAAGCTCGACTGTTGTCGCAGGCGTTGAGAAGACTATCGACCAAGGTTAGTCGAAGTAATGCATGTCTTGTATTTATAAACCAAATCCGAGAGATACCAGGTGTGATTTTTGGTAATACAGAAACAACTCCTGGAGGAAGAGCATTGAAGTTTTACGCGTCTGTTAGACTTCGAGTTAAACGTAAAACTGCTGTAAAAGATGAAAAAGGAGTTATAATTGGCGATGTGGTTGAAATAAAAGTTGTTAAAAACAAAGTTGCATTTCCTTTTAGATCTTGTGTGTTAAAAATCATATGGGGAGAAGGTTATGATGAATCGGAGGGTTTGGTTAATATTGCAGTAGAAAGAGGTTTAGTAAAAAATCCAAAGCCAGGTGTATATATTGTATTTGATAAAGAGCTTAAAGGTAAAGAAGAACTTGTTGAGTTTTTTAAGACTAATCCTGATGCTGTGTTAAAGTTGTTTACAGAGACAAGTAAGGATAATGTGGAGATAAAAAATGAAGTTAATTCACACAGCTGATTTTCATCTTTCAAAAAAACTAAGACTTGATGATTTTACAAAATCATTGTCTAAAATAAAAGATTGTGCATTTGAATATTCAGTGTCTACAGTGGTTGTTGCCGGTGATGTGTTTGATAAGAACACACCTGATAACGAAGCACGTGCAGTGTTTTATGAGTGGTTGTCAAGTTTGTTAAACACTAATATACATGTATTGATTTTAACTGGAACACATGATGCACAGCAACTAGCACATGGTTTGTTACCTTTGAAAAGATTAAATCTGGAGTACTTGCATATATATGACAGTTTGTGTGTTGATGTAATATCTGAATTAAAGTTGTATGTTTTAACAATTCCTCATTTGATAAGACCTGATTTTGGTATGATTAAGAAAAAACTAGATGAATTTGATAGTTTGGAAAAAAGTGATGGTTGGTTAAAGATTGTTATTGGACATTTTGCTATAATTGGTACAGAAGTAAGAAATGGATTTGAAATACTTGAAAAATCAGAAGATTTTGTTTTACCTCTTACATGGTTTCAACAATTAAAATCCGTGGATTACATTGCACTTGGTCATATTCATAGACATCAACAGTTACTTAAAAACATGGTTTATGCAGGCTCAATTGAAAGAGTGAATTTTGGTGAAAAAGAAAATAAACCTTGTTTTGTTGAAGTTGATATTGATGGTAAGGAATGTAAAATTCAGACAGTTCCTTTCGATGTACGTCCCATGGTTGATATTAGAGCAACTAATGATTTAGAAGAGCAGTTAAAGTCTCTTCAATCAGGTACATTGGTTAGATTAAAGGTAACTGAAGATCAAGGTATTAATTTTAGACAGATAAGAAAGTTAATTGATGATACAGGTTTGTTGTTTTATGGTATACAACGTGAGAGTATTGAAGTTACACCGATAACAAACATGTCAGTAGAAGAAAGACAGGGTTGGGTAGATATTGTGTTAAGAAAAATAGACGAGATGAAGGATTACAACAAAGAGTTGTTAAAATCATTATTTTATTCAGCATATCAAAAGACAGAAGGAAGTATAGATGAAAATACAGAGATTAAGTTTTGAAGGATTAGGTGGTTATCAAAAGAAAGCAGAACTTGACTTCAGTAATCTAGGTCTTGTGTTGCTGGACGGAGAAAATGGTTCTGGAAAAAGTTCGATTCTTGATAGTTTAACATGGATTTTGTTTGATAAGACTGTTAGAGGTGTAAGTAAAGATGGCTGGTTAAATGAGACAACACAAAAAGGATGGGGAACTGTTGTTTTAACAGGTGATAAGATATATGAGATTACAAGAATAAGAGATAGAAGTGGTGTAAAGTTGATTTTGAAAGAAGACGGACAGGAGATACAGTTAAGGAGAACACAGGATAGTCAAGAGTATGTAGAGGAAAAGATCGGTTCATATGATCTTTTTGTGAACAGTGTGATGTTCGGTCAGGGTGATCTTCTTGAACTTGCATTTGCAACAGATAGTAGAAGAAAAGAGATAGTTGGTGAATTGCTAGGTTTTGATGAAATCGATCATGTTCTTGATGTATTAAAAGAACAGTATCGTTTGGTTGAGCTTGCTATTTCATCCTTAGATACTATTTTGTTTCAGTATAAACATCAGCTAGAAGAGTTAAAATATGTTACTGAAGAGTCTTGGTCAAAGGTTGATAAAGATATTGCTGATGTAGTGTTACAACTTGAACAAGTAAAAGCTACAAGAGAAACGATAGAAAAGAAAAGTTTACTTTTAAAGGAATGTAAAAGATATACAGATAAAATTGAGCAGCTAGAGAAACAGTTGTTACAAAAATCTGAGTTAAGTCAAAGGTTGGAAGAACTTAAATCACAGTTGTCTGTGTTTGCAGAGTGTGAAGCAAAGCGTGTTGTAGTTGAGAAACAGTTGGAGCAGATAACAGATGAACTTAATGCGTTGTCTTTTGAGAAAGGACAGTTTGTTTTTTTACAGGATTCGTTGCAAGAGAAGATACAGCAATTGACAAAGATTGAAGGTCAGTGCCCAACATGTTTACAAACATTATCAGAGGTAAAGAGACAAGAAATTCTCACTAAGTTACAGGGTGAGTTAAATAAAATATATGTAGACATGGAAAAAATAAATGAGAATTTTGTTATAAAGAAGAATACACAGGATGAGTTGAAGAAAACTGTACAGATGTTAAAAAATCAGTTAAAAGTTGTTAAACAGCTTGAAGCAGAACATGCTGTTATTGAAGAAAAACTTAAGGTGTTAAATCAGTGTGAAGATGAATTAAATAGACTTAAAGAAGAAATTACACAACTAGTTATACAGGTTCCTGAATTGTTACAAGAGAAGCTAGTTGAGCAGATACAAGATATGTTATTACAGTTGGAATGTGAATTACAGAAATCACAATTACAAGAGACAGAGTTGCAGGAGAGAAGATTAAATCTAGAAAAAACGAAGGCACGAATTGAAAGTCGGCTTACTATGAAAAACGAATTTAGTAAGAAAGTAAGCAATGTAGAGGTTGAATATACCAAACGGAAAGAGCAGCTACGACATTTAGAGTTTTTGGTTGATTTACTTGGTTTAAAAGGTGTGAAAAATATTGTACTGGGGAATGTAATTCCTTTTCTTGAGAAGGAGATGAACATTTATCTAGGTTTTTTGTTACCACAGGTTAGAGTCGAGTTTTCAACACAAAGACAAGGTAAAAATAAAGCTTATAATGAATTTACAATAAACTTGTTTGAATATGGTAATGAAAATAGCCGTGATTTTAGATTATGGTCTGGTGGTGAAAAAATGCTGATTTGTCTCGCTCTTAGGTTTGCGTTGTGGAGAATGTTACATTTGTTTGGAAGAAGACCTCTTGATATCTTGTTTCTTGACGAGGTATTTGGATGTCTTGATGATATACATAGAGACAAGGTTTTTGAGTTTCTTGAATGGCAGCAACATGAATTACAGATTCCAATAATTGTAGTTGAGCATATACCAGAAATAAAAGAGAGGTTTGGTTTTGTTTTAAGTGTAAGAAAGGGGTTAAATGGCAGCGAAATCGGTTGATAATAAAGCGAAGCTTTTATTTGTTGGTAATTCTCCTACTATTTTACACAGTGGACAGTCAGTTGTTTCAAGAGCTTTGTGTGCTCGTTTATCTCAGGTTTTTGAACTAGCTGTAGCAGGTTGGGGTTATAATGGAGAGGTACATGGTTTTCCATTTCATATTTATCCATCAAACTATGAATGGTGGCGAGTTATCAAAGATTTTAAACCAGATGTATTGTTTTTATCTCATGATGTATGGAGATTTGCACAGTTAGTCTCTGTTAGAAAAGAATATCCAGATTTGAAGATTGTTGGATATTTTACTATTGACGGTGATCCATTACCTGGTTCGTGGATTCCAATTCTTAATTGTTGTGATCTAGTTTTAGTTCCTTCGCGTTTTGGGAAAGAAGTTATTGAGGAAAGATGGACAGTAAAACCAGTACTTGTTGTACCTCAAGGTGTTGAACCTTTTTTCTTTGTTGACGCCGGCGAAGATAAAGAAAACTTAAAAAAGGAAGTTGACGAGAAAACATTTAAAATGGCTTCAGAGTTAAATAGAAGTGAGAAAGACATGATTTTGTATAGTAATAAGTTTGTTGTATTTTTTTGTGGCATGAATCAAACAAAGAAAAATATTGGTACAATTCTTGATGGTTTTACTGAGTTTGCACATGGTAAGAATGATGTATGTTTGAATTTAATTTTACATAGCCATGTTTTTTCACAGTTTGGTCTGGAGACAGTTGGTGATTATGATGTTCGTGATATGTATTCTTGGATGTCGGAGAGAGATAAAATATATCTTGTTGATGCAGCAGTTAATGATGATACTTTGAAGAGTTTTTATGGTGTTGCTGATGTGTTGTTGTCGCCTTCTATTGGTGAAGGATTTGGACTGTTTGTTCTTGAAGCAATGGCAGCAAAGGTTATACCTATTTTAACAGAGTATTCTGCTTTTATTGAGTGGCCAGATAGAAATGCAATGTTTTTAATGAAACCTGATGCTCTTTTTCGTTCATACTGGAATGTAAATAGAGCGATTGTAAGTAGTGATACAGTTGCTAGAACATTGGAAAGAGCTTATACAGTTTGGAAGTATGCTCCTGAACGCTGGAGGAAGATGCAGGAATTGAATCAACAGCGAGTATTAATGTTTACTTGGGATGTGTGTGTGCAGAAAATTGTACCAGTACTTGTAAAGTTGATAAATGGTGAAATTTTTATAAAAACCGGAGTAAAAAGATTATGAAAGAGCTATTATTTGTTGGTCATTGTAGTGGTCCAGGTGGCTATGAAAGACATGGTAGGTTGATTTTAAAAGGTTTAGTAGAGAATCAAGTAAAAGTACAGATAATAGAGTTACCTTATACTCGCTACAGTGTGTATTTACCTGAAGATCATCGTGTTTTGATTACACAAGCGAAAGCAACTCAGGTGTCTTTAACAGCTCCGGTAATGTTCTTATGTGTACCAAATCTTATTTATAAAAAAAGAGAAGATGGACAAGGACCATACTTTGGTAGAAAAAATATTAGTTATACAACATTTGAAGCAGATAGGATTTGTGATGAGTGGGTGCGGATTGGTAATACACTGGATTTAACAATTGTAACAAATAAGTTTATAAAACAGGTGTGGATTGAAAGTGGTGTTAAAGAAAAAAAGGTAGAAGTCGTTGGTGAAGGTACATTTCCTGAATTGTTTTATCCGGAAGTTGAACCATTAGAATTGGTTGATGAAAATGGTGTATCTTTGATGCAAAAACATAAGAACAGATTTATTGCTGTTATGGAGTATTCACCAAGAAAGAATTTTGAAGGGTTGTTAAAAGCATTTGTAAAAGCATTTGAAGGCGATGAAGAAACTTGTTTGATCATAAAGTTATCTAAACTTGAAAATTGGATGAGAAGATTACCGGTACTTGATGTAAATACAAGAAAAGCATATGTTTATATTTATGATTTTCTTTTACCTGATTTTGTAATGCCACGTTTTTTAGCAGTTGGTACTCATTATTTTTCATTATCACATGGTGAAGGATGGGATTTAACATGTAATGATATGGCAGCAATGAAAAAAGTTCTTGTTGTACCAGCTCATACTGCATATTTATCTTATTTGAATTCTGATATAGCTTATTTAGTTAAAGCTGATAAGAAAGTACCTGCATATCAGCCACCTCCACTAGATGTGTTTTTTAAAGGTGCACACTGGTGGGAACCTGATATCGATGATGCTGTAGATAAGTTAAGGGCTTCAGTAAACAAAGATAATACAGTGATGATAGAACATTTATATACACACATTATGAAGTATTATACATGGAAAAATGTGGGGAAAAATCTAGTTAAGGTGTTAACACAAAGAGGTATTTTATGAAAGGAGTTAGTTTTGTTACAATAGTTCAAAACGAGGAGAAATATATTGGTCGGCTGCTGGATTCTGTTATACCGCGTTTTAAAGAAGGATTGTTAAAAGAGATTATTGTTATTGATGGTGTTTCTAGAGATAATACTGTTCAAGTATGTCTGGAGAAGGGTGTAACAGTAGTTTCACATTCTTTTAATCTTCATTTTGGTGATCAAAGGAATTTTGCAATTTCATTGGCACACTATGAGTGGATTTTAATGCTTGATGCAGATGAGGTTCTTGAGGAAAAATTTTGGAGTATATTACCGTCACTTGTTGAACAACAAGAATTTGATGTTTATGCATTTCCGAGAAAAAATTATATAGACGATGTTTTTGATGAAAAAAGTTATCCAGATTACCAATATAGACTTTTTCGACGTTTTTGTAGATGGATTTATCCAGTGCACGAGGAGCTGGTCGGATGGCGAAATGCTAAAAAACTTGATGTACATATTATTCATGCAAAAGACACAGCAAAATTGAATTGGTGTAATGAAACGCTGTATCCTTTGATTGAGAAACTTTGGAAAGTTGATACAAGGGGAAATTAATGATAAAAGTTTTGATTCTTGATGGTGGAAAGTCGTTGAGAATGGGTGGTAAACCGAAATGTTTGACTTTTGTAGGTGGTAAAACAGTCCTTACACGCCAGCTAGATTGGTTGTCAAAATATGGTATACAAAAGTCTAGTGTTGTTATTTCAGTTGGTGTAAACAAGGAGTTGGTTGATGTATGTCATACATTGGGTTTGAAATGTTTTAGTGAGTCAACCCCTCTTGGTGATGGTGGTGCTATTAGATATACTGTTGAAAAGTATATAAGCAAGGAAGATTGTTTGTTGGTGTTGAATGGAGATTTGCTGTTGAATTTTGATCTACAATCATTTCTGTCTGAAGCATATTTGTTGAAAGACAAAAACCTTGTTGGTATTGTAGCAGCAACTCAAATACGATTACAGGTTGGTGTGTTGTCTCCTGGTGCTGTGTACAATGAAAGCACTACTACGAGAAAGCTTGTTCGTTTTGTTGAAAAACCTATATTACATGATATGTTCTGCAGTTGTGGTGTGTATTTACTTAGTTCAAGAGTAAAAGAATGTATAACTAGTGAGAATCCTGTAGATTTCGCTCGTGATGTTATTCAGCAAAATATTGAGAAATTTGGTGTGCATGTAGTTGATGTTACACAATGGTTTCCAGTAGAAACTGAGAAAGACGTACTTTTGGCAAGAGATCTGGTCTATACATGGAGTAAAGGAGGTAATACATGAAATTTTTAGTAACTGGTGCATCAGGTTTTGTTGGTTCATATTTTTGTAAAAGATTGGTTGAAGATGGACATTCGGTAGTTGGTTGGGTAAAAAACAGAGGGAGTTATTCAAATTTAGATTATTATAGGATAAAAGATAAGATCGACTTAGTTGAAGGAGATCTTAGTGATTTTAGTTGTGTGAGTTTTAATTTATCAGGATATGAGTTTGACATGGTTTTACATTTTGGCGCTCAAGCCATTGTGAAAAAAGCACAGGAAAATCCGTTTTATACATTGAAAACAAATATAATGAGCACTACGAATCTTCTTGAGTATGTAAGGCTGTGTAATAAGGATTTAAAATGTTTTGTACAAATGTCAACTGATAAAGTCTATGGTAATAAAGCATTTGCTGTCGAAGACTCGGTTTATGAAGTTACAGACCCTTATTCGGCATCAAAGATTGCTGCAGAACAGGTGTGTTTTACATATAGAGATGTTTATCATGTTCCTTTGTTGATGATCAGGGCTTGTAATATATATGGTGCAGGAGATTATAATAAACGTGTAATTCCAAACACAATAAAATCCCTTTTAGAAACTAATTCAGCTGTGTTGTTTGAAGGGGACGATAAAATGTATAGAGAGTATATTTATATTGAAGATTTATACAGTGCAATGATCTATCTCTTGAGAAATATTTCACATTTTGACAGCAATCAAACAGGTGTATTTAATATTGCACCTACGGAGAGAAAGTGTATAGTGTCAACTCGGGATATTGTTCAATGTTTGTGTGATATTCATTATGTTCAGACTGGATGTGAAGTATCTATAGTAAAGAAACCAGGAAAAACATTTGTTGAAATACAAAAGCAAGGATTAGTAACTGATAAAATAAGAGAGTTAGGTTGGAAATCACAAAATACTTTGGAGCAAGGATTACTGTTGACATATAAATGGTATAAGGAGCACCAAGATTTTTTTGATATGGTGAAAAAAAGATGAGTAATAAAAGAGAAAAAGTGAGAATTTGTATAAATTTACCGGGTACAATTAAGAATGGTTATTATTCTCCTGAAAGAGGCGAGAGTCGTTGGGCACAAAATCTTTTATGTATATTAGGTCGAAGAGATTATGATGTAATTGGTTGTAGTGTTGCTAGACCGGAATGGGGTGACTGTGAGATTCTTTCGTCGGTCAAATTTTGTAGTTTGACAGAAGCAAAACAGGAATCACATAGAAAAATGTTTGATATACTCTTTGATTCTTCTTGGTTTCATCCAGGTATGACCGAGTTTTACAGTGATTTTAATGCTGACGTGTTTTTGCATGGACACTGGGGTGGTTGTTGTCTAGAAGAACCTGGTCGTTTTCCTGACGAGAGACATTATATTGTATATCCGAATTTACAGGTAAGTCAAAGTATGCTTTCTTGTGCATTTATACATAGAAACAGACATTTGTTTCTTCCTATGCCTTTGATTTTTAGAGTTGAAAACTGGGTAAAAAAGAAAGAAAAAGTATTAACTTGGTGTATTAAAGAGGCGTTTTACAAGAGAAAAGAACAGAATTTACGTGAGCGAGCATTAAGGTTATGGAGAGTATGTGATGAGCTGTATGAGAAACATGATGTGATGTTACATGTTTTGCAGGGAGATCAGTTAGTAGAGGAAACTTCAGAAAACGACTTGAGTTATGTTGAAAATTTAAGAAATACTCGGTTAATGTCAAAAGCTGTGTTTTATGGTAACTATACAGCATATGATATTGTTCAAAGAATACTATTTAATTCATCAGTATTGTTTAGAACAGGTGAACCACCTGGTGCACCTATGGAGTATGAAGCTGTAGCAATGGGTTGTTTACCTTTAATTTGGAAGTCACAGCAACATCCATTTAGTAAGTATTATGATTGTTTTGGTTTAACATTAAGTGATGAGTTGTCGTTTGGTGAGTTAAAAGAAAGAATTGAAGTGCTTATGTTTGACGAAAGAGTTAGAAAACAACTTTGGGAAATGTGTAAAGTAGAACTGAGTTTACATTTTGATTATAAGTTTATTGAAGATCAGTTGTTTTCAGTGTTAAAGTAAGATGAAAAAGCCAAGAATTTCTGTTTATACAACATGCAGAGATGCTATTGATAACGAGTTTACTTTGTTTGAAGGGTTAATACAAGCGCTGAAATTTTGTGATGAGTTTGTGTATGTTGATGGTGGTTCGGTTGATGGTACACTTGAGTATATGAATATGCTAATGAAACGTTTTCCACAAATTCGTGCGTATAGATATAATGAGTGTTTTGATGATACTCGGTTGTATGCGGAGATGAAGAACAAAGCACTTGAATGTTGTACAGGTGATTGGGTTTTTTTAATGGATGCAGATGAAGTTTATGACGATTATTTGGTGTCACAGTTGTTGGAAAATAATAATTTTAATGAAAACGTAAAATTTCTTAAGTTTAATACAATTCATGTGTATGGTTATTATTATTTACAGTGTTACAAAGATCCTGTAAAAGGTCATACATATTACACATCCAGAGTCTATGGTTTCCAGAAAGGTCTGTGTAAACACGGACAGTGGAAGGATAATCCCGATGAACTCGTTAGGATTGATACAGGTAAATCAGTTGATTTAAATGTTACAGAGGGATTACATTTACCTTTTAATGTGTGTCACTATGGACATTTGAGGAGTAATGAAGTTTATTTGCAGAGAAAAAATTTGATTGAAAAACGATTTGATAAGAATTGGAAGGATCTTGATAATTGGGATTTTAGCAGAATTGTTTCAAAGAATTCTGAATGTTTTAGTTTATTACCTTATTGTATGCATCCACAAATTATGCATCAGCGTTTTATATACACATTGGATGTTGATGGTCAAGTAAATAGAGAGAAGTTTTTGGGGCTTTACAAAAGTTGGCTTGAAAATCTATGTAAAGAAGGAGAGTACAATGAGTAAGGGAAGAGGAGACAGGTGTATTATAAGACCGAGAATGAGAATGCATTGTTTTATTGAAAAAAACATGGCAACAAGAATTGAGAAGGATAAAAGAAGAAAATGTCGAAAGAGAATTAAACAGGAATTTCAAAAGGAAATAGCTGAGTATGTTTGTAAATAGGAGGAAATTATGTTATCATTGGATAATTATATTGTGCGTGAAAAAATACCGATTGTAAACATTGTTTACAGGGAGGATACAGTAAGGGATTTGATGAATTTATATAAAGAGGTTTTAAGCGTAACGTGTATGCCGAAGGATGTTTTATCTACATGTACAGTAGCTGTAGAAGACATGAAAATATATCGTCTTTTAACTTTGTATAACTCTATAAAAGACAAAGGCTTTATATCATGTATGAGAGATCAGTTAGCTTTGGTTATGCGTGAACAAAAGTCAATTAAATCATATTTTACATTGACCGAGATTGAAAATAATAAATATCAATTAGGTTGGGGTTATCATAGATTTGTTTGTGCTTTGTTACTAGGATTAAATGAGATAGATGCGTTTGTTGTAAAAAAGTTTGATAGAGCTAAATTTCCTTTGTTACAAAGATTTGTTGAAGAATTACAGAAGTCAGAATATAATTCTTTTTATCAAACAATATTTACACCAGGTGGTTTTATTAGAAAAGGTAGAGACGAGACACAAGAGGTGTTAGAGAGATTTGATGTACTGGGGTTTGAACAATATTTTGGAGAGTCGGTGTTAGATATAGCTTGTAGTACAGGAATGTTTGCTGTTGAGGCGAAGAGGCAAGGTGCGGATGAAGTCGTAGGTTTTGATGTTAGTGAATGTGCAATTTCAAAAGCACAGGAGTTATCCACACTGTTGGATTTAAAAGTTGATTTTTGTAATAGGAGTTTCAAAGATTTTTACAATGAGACGAGTAAAACAGATAAACAATATGATTTCGTGTTTTGTAATCAATGTATTTATTCAATTGGTGAGTCGGGTGAGTCTGGTGAGTCGGTGTTAACGAAAGTTTGTTCATTGACAAAGAAAATACTTTTTATGTACACATTTGTTGATCATCAGTCAGATTTACCTGGTTATAGACCTGTGAGAAAAAAGTTGTATAAAGATTTAAAGGAAAGAGGTTTTAAAGTTGTTGTTATAAGAGAAGCAGGTCATTGGCCCGCAAAGAAGAATGTTATTGCAATAAAAGACAACATGTATAGTGCTTATGTTTGCTGGAGGTATCCAGATGAAGCTGTTGTTCTTTCTGATATTCAAACTTCTATATATGAATTTGATAGAGTAAAAAAGGTTTATAAACGACGTGTTTTTAAACAGAATGTTGAGTTGTAGAATTGATATTAAGATTCAGTATAATATATAAAAAGTGTAAAATAAAAACAGAGAGGTGTTAAATGTTTAGATTAAAAAGAGAAGATTATACAAAGAAAGGAGTAGTTACAACGATATGATTGTTAATGGGTTTGGCGATGATTTGTATAATATTTACCATGGGATTTTTATCAGGAAGAATTTATGGATTTTTGAAAGAGCCGAAGATAATTAAGGATTGGGGACTTGTTTATGTAGATGGTTCAATACAGTGTGCTGATGGAGTCAGTACATTTTCAACAGCGGGAGTTGTTGGTGTTGTAAACATGAAGCGCTTAAGTCGTTTTTTAGGTGTGAGTAATAACTATTCTAAATTAATAGAGGAGAGATAATATGAAAAGCGATACAAAACTTGTTTATTGTCTGATGACTTGGAATAGACACTGTGAAGTTATACAGTGTGTACAAAATGTACGTCCACATGTGGATAGAGTTGTTGTAGTTGATGCAGGCAGTGAGGATGATACAATAATTTATTTACGCAACAGAGGTGATGTAGAACTGTATATTACCGAATGGAAAGATAATTTTTCTGAATTACGAAATAAGTATCTGGAAAAAGTAGATACAGGTGATTGGGTATTGGTGTCTGATCCCGATGAGTGGTTTTTACCTGCTACTTTGCAAGCGTTAAGACAGCTGGTGGAAAAAGGAGAAAAAGAAAATATACACATGTTTGGATTTCAATGTGTGAGTGTAACATTAAGAGGTGATGTTGTCGTATCTAGAAATCTTGATACATATTGGAAAGGTTTGTTATTCAAAAAGTTTGAAGATACAAAATATGTTAATTCACCTCACGAAACACTTGTTTATCAAAATGGCAGAGGTTATGAGTTGGCTAGGACACCTTATCTGTATACACATGTAAAACAAGAGAATGTAATTTGGAAAAGAGGAGCGAGAAACTTTTTTATCGGTGGTGGAGGGCCTAATCTTGGTGAGAGAAATGCAATTTGGAAACCTTTTAGAGAATTGGTAAAACAGAAAACAGGGATTAATACATGGGATGAGTTTAATAAGTATTTATTAAGAGGTAATATTGACGAAGAAATAAAGAAATGGATAATGGAACACGCCGCCGAGGGATTAAAAAAGGGTGAGCAAAACTATGATGGTAGTAGTGAAGTTCGAGAGGTTGCAAAACTTTACTATTTGATTTATCATCCCGAAGAGCTTGAGCTGGATAAAATACCTGAAGAAGTAAAAGAGGAGTATAAAAATGTTTTAAAAATAGAAGGAGGTGAATGAAATGTCGGGAAGTGAAAGACTTAGTTCGGGAATAGATCGGATACTGTCTAGGCGTTACAGAGGAGGGCTGGGAAGAAATAGAGGAAATAAACCAGGAGCAGGTCCTTTTGGAAAATGTGTTTGTCCAGATTGTGGAGCAACAGTTTCACATAGAACAGGTGTACCTTGTTATACAATAGAGTGTCCTAAATGTGGAACTCGAATGAGAAGAGAATGAATATAATTGTGTTGCTATCTTTTCTTTTTGAGATTGGAGGAGTGAAATGGTAAAGAGTGTTCGAAAAAGAGATGGAAGGATTGTTAGATTTGATGTAAGTAATGTTGAAAATGCAATATACAAAGCTGGTTGTGTAACAGGTGAATTTGATAGATCAGTAGCTGCAAAGCTTGCATTGAAGGTTGTTGGTGTACTTGAAACAGTGTATAGTGATAAAGAAGTAGTTGTACCTACTGTTGAACAGGTTCAAGATATAGTAGAAGAAGTTTTGTTATTATCACCATATAGAAAGACAGCTAAAGCATATATTGTTTACAGAGAACAGCATAAAAAACTTAGAGAAATAACTACAAAAGCAAGTGTAGATTTGATTGACAGGTATTTGAAGAAGGAAGATTGGCAAGTAAATGAAAATAGTAACATGAGTTTTGCGTTACAGGGTTTGAATAATTATGTATCATCGGAGTTGATGAAAACATATTGGCTTTATTCAATTTATCCTGCTGAGATTCGAGAAGCGTATTTGAATGGTGATTTTCACATTCATGATCTCGGGTTTTTAGGTGTTTACTGTGTGGGGTGGGATTTACAAGATTTACTTTTGAGAGGTTTTGGCGGTGTAAGTAATAAGGTTGAGAGCAAACCTGTAAAACATTTTCGAACTGCATTAGGTCATATTATTAACTTTTTTTATACATTACAAGGTGAAGCAGCAGGTGCTCAGGCGTTCAGTAACTTTGATACATTGCTTGCTCCTTTTGTTAGATATGATAAGTTGAGTTATAAAGAAGTAAAACAAGCGATACAGGAGTTTGTGTTTAATATGAATATTCCTACTCGTGTGGGTTTTCAAAGTCCTTTTACAAATTTGACTTTTGATTTAAAAGTGCCGGAGATTTATAAAAACCAGCCAGTTGTTGTTGGAGGAGAGACACAGAATGTAACTTATGGTGAATTTCAGAAAGAAATGGATATGGTAAATAAAGCATTCTTTGAGATTATGCTTGAAGGAGATGCAAAAGGACGAGTTTTTACGTTTCCAATACCTACATATAATATAACAAAAGATTTTGATTGGAATAATGAAGTTCTAGATTTGCTCTGGGAAATGACTGGTAAATATGGTATTCCTTATTTTTCTAATTTTGTAAATTCTGATATGAAACCAAGTGATGTAAGGAGTATGTGTTGTAGATTAAGATTACAGATAAATGAATTAAAGAGAAGAGGAGGAGGACTTTTTGGGGCGAATCCTTTAACTGGAAGTGTCGGAGTTGTTACCATTAATTTACCAAGAATCGGATATTTATCAAAAACAAAGGAAGAATTTAAGACTGGACTGAATGATGTAATGGAACTTGCAAAAGAGAGTTTGGAGATAAAAAGGAAAGTTCTTGAAAGATTTACAGAAATAGATCTTTATCCGTATTCAAAATTTTATTTAAGAAGTATTAAAGAAAGATTTGGAAGGTATTGGGTTAATCATTTTTCTACTATCGGAATTATTGGAATGAATGAAGCGTGTTTAAATCTTCTAGGTAAAGATCTAGGAACTGAAGAAGGAATTGAGTTTGCGGTTGAGATTATGAAGTTTATGAGAGAAAAGTTGATTAAGTTTCAGGAGGAAACAGGTAATTTCTATAATCTTGAAGCGACCCCGGCGGAAGGAACAAGTTATCGTCTTGCAAAAATAGATAAAAATAAATATCCGGATATAATTGTTGCAAACGAAAGTCAAGTAAAAGATGGAGCAGAGCCGTTTTATACGAATTCTACATATTTACCTGTGGATTATACAGATGATGTGTTTGAATTGCTTGAAAAACAGGATAAACTCCAGTCACTTTATACAGGTGGTACAGTTGTTCATGTTTTTGTTGGAGAAAGGATAGAGTCGAGGGAAAGTGTTAAAAAACTTGTAAAGACAATTTGTGAGAATTTTACTTTACCTTATTTTACAATAACTCCTACATTTAGTGTTTGTTCTAAAGATGGATATTTAAGTGGTGAGTATAACAATTGTCCTAAATGTGGGACGATAACAGAGATTTATTCAAGAGTTGTTGGATATTTGAGACCTGTAAGCCAGTGGAATAAAGGTAAGCAAGAGGAGTTTAGTATAAGAAAGAAACTAAGGATAACTTGAGTCAGTTATTAAGATGTGTTCAGAAACATGGGGATACATGTTAACTAAAAGAATAGTTACAAAGTTACGAAAAGATTTAGAGCTTGAAGTTTGCTGTTTACGTAGAAGTGATGGTCTTTTTGAATATTCTGAAAAAACTGGAAGTTTTGTGATTAAGATTTCAAAGAGATTATCATTTCAGAGAAAACTTTCGGTTTTGGTACACGAGATTATTCATTATTTAACAGAAAAAGGTTATGTAAAGGAAGATGACGAAAAAATAGCTTCAATAGCGGAGACAATAGTCGAGAAAGCTGTAATAAAATTAATGAAGGAGTAAAGGAGGATGTGGTAAAAAGGGTAATGAGATTTTTGGATTGTATAGCAGAGAGTTTGTGTTCTTGTGAAACAAGAGATAATATAGTTTTTCAAGGTTTAGATATTATTATTCAATGTGGAGAGTTTATTTTTTCAATTTTTGACGAGTATTGTTCAATACTCAAAGAGTGTTCTTCGATGTTTAAGAAGTGTTTTTTGGTATTCAAAGAGTATCTTTCAAAATTTAAGTAGTGGTTGCAGTGCTGGGATAGTCCTAGTATACTATTACAGAGAAAAGGAGGAGGATATGGCAAAGAAAGCGATTGTTTTACATAGTGGTGGGCTTGATTCAACTGTTTTGTTGTTTCATGTGTTAAAAAATCTTGGTTTTGATGTGTCAGAGGTCGTTACATTGTCGGTGTATTATGGACAAAGGCATGCACGTGAGCTTAAGGCAGCACAGGAGTTAAACCGTATACTGGGTGTAGAGCATTTTGAAATACAAATACCTACTGAAAAGATATTCTCTACTTCAGCATTGGTGGATAAGAGCAAGGAATTACCTAATCAACATTATACACATGAAAATCAGAAAGTTACAGTTGTTCCGAATAGAAATATGATTTTGTTAAGCTTTGCGATAGCGTATGCGGAGAACATCGGTGCCAAGTTTGTGTATTATGCAGCTCATAAGAATGATTACACTATTTATCCTGATTGTAGACCTGAGTTTGTTGAAGTAATAGATAAAGCGTCACAGGTAGGTACATATAATCAAGTTAATGTATGTGCACCTTTTGTTGATTTATACAAGGCAGATATTGTTTCAATAGGTTTGAAACTTGATGTGCCTTTCGAGTTGACATGGTCTTGCTACAATGGTGGTGAATTTCCATGTAGTTTTAAGAACACGAAATCGTTTGAAGAAGTTCTAGGTAAAGGATGTGCAACGTGCCAGGAAAGGAATGAGGCATTTTTTGTTAATAAAGTAGTAGATCCTCTTTATAATAAGTATTTATCGACAGTGAGTGTATTATGAGACGAACTGACGAAGAACTACAAGAATTAGTTAAACAAGTAAAACGAGGTTCAGAGGAAGCGTTTGGTATACTGTTGGAAGAATTTATATATTTGATTTATGCAGTAATAGTAAGACAGGCGCGTGGTTGGCCGGATTCGTTTGAACATTTAAAATGTGATGTTGTAAGAGTTTTTTATGAGTTGATTATGAGGTATGATCCAGAGTTAACAGATTCATTTAGAAAATATATTAGTTCAGCAATATTCTGGTATGTCGATAATTACAAGAAACAAGCGTTTTCTTTAACATTAAGGAGTTCAACAGGAGATTTGGAAAGCAATAAAAGAAGTAAACGAAGACCGAAAATATCTACCAAGACGTCATTTTGGTTTGACGAACTTCAAGATGTGTTGAAAAGAAAGTTTCCTGAACATTTAAAAAAGAAATATCCTAATTATTTTAAGATGTTTTGTTTGTATTATGTTGAAGGATATACACAACAACAGATTGCTTATGAGTGTGGTTGTAGTCAGACTTTAGTAAGTTTAACATTGACAGAGGTTGTAAGATGGTTACGCAGATCTCGTTTTTGTAAGAAGTTGTTCAAAGGAGCATACTATGCCAACATATGAATACGAATGTAAAGTTTGTGGTCATAAGTTTGAATGTTTTCAGAAGATGTCAGACGAGACTCTAAAGGAATGCCCTAGATGTAAAGGTGAGTTAAGGCGTTTGATTTTCGGCGGTACAGGTATTATATATAAGAGTAAGGGTTTTAAAAAGGTTGACTTTCGTGTTGAAGATGAAATGAAGTTAGTTAAGAAAGCTTTGTTGGATGAAAGACCAATTACTGAAACTGAGCATGAAGTAGCAATGGAACAATTGGAGAAGAGATGTGATAGACTGGGTTTAGATAAGGAAACAGTGATGGCTGAAATGCATGGTGCCCAAAGGAAAAAGTTAACAGAGAAAGATAAAGAAGAACGAAGAAAGAAAGCTTTAGAACAGAGAAAACTTATTGAAAAACAAGGGAGGAGTTAGAATGCCACGTCCAAGACCTGATTTACCTGAAGAAGAAGTACAAAAACTGGTTGAGGAAGCACAGAAGCAAAAGGAATATCCAATATGCGGCTATGTATCATTAAAATCTGATGGTGCAATTACAGTATGTAAGATGAAAGCAGGTTGGGGTACACAACATCCTGGTGTGGGATATTGTAGAAAACATGGTGGTGTAGGTCGACCTATTGTAACAGGTTTATACTTAAAGTACAAACCCGGTAAAGAATTGAAAACACTTTATCAGAAAGCTCAGGAGTTACATGTAAAACAGATCCAGGATCACTTGGAGACTTTGCGTTTAATAAAAGTCGTCGTAACAGAATTATCACAGACGGTTGATTTAAATCCTGTTCGAGTTGATGAGTTGTTGAAATCATTAACTGTGCTGTTGAAAGCCGAAGAACTGCAGTTGAAAGCACAGGAAAAAAACATGTTTACAGTGGAGCAGGTTCTAAGTTTTGTAGGTCAGATTATACGTATTATTGAGGAAACAGTTGAAGAACCCGCGTTGATTACAAAGCTTTTAATGAAGATAAAAGAAAAGGTTGTTTTGTTTGAACGCGGAGAGGTGAATGAGTAAAAAGACGAAGAATTTACAGCTTGTTGAAGCATTGACTGGTTTGATTGATCAGGAGATATCAAAGTATCAGTCGGGTAATAAAATATGGGAGGAAAAACCAGTTGATGTTGAAGAGTTTGTGTATTCACCCGGTTTTCTTAACTGGAAAAATCAAGTATATCCTGGTGTAATAGAGGATTTAAAGAATGTTTTTGTGTTTGATGACGAGGGAAAGTTAAAACACAATGAGGTTGTGTTGATTGAAGGTTTGGGTAGCGGAAAATCACAGTTTGCTGCAATTGTGTTGATATATTGTGTTTACAGACTTTTGTGTTTACGTAAGCCTCAAACTTTTTATGGTTTAGCAGAAGGTGACAGAATACAGTTGATAAATTGTTCACCGTCTGCAGATCAGGCAAGAAAAGTTGTATTTACATATGTTGCTAATCATGTTAAAAGATGTGAGTGGTTTAAAAAGAAAGGTTATTTACCCGATCCAAATGTTGAGTCAGAACTGAGATTTCCAAAAGGTGTGTATATAACTCCTGGTAGCAGTACAGCTCGTACAATTATTGGTTCAAATCTTTTAGTAGCTGTTGTTGATGAGATGGCGTTTTTTGATCGAACAAAAGAGCACGACCAAGCAGAAGAGTTGTATACAACATTATCAGGTAGAATGAAAAGTAGATTTGGGTTGCAATATTTGTTTATTGGTGTTTCTTCTGCACAATATATTGATGATTTCATTGAAGAACTGTTTAAAAAGAATCAGTTGAATGAAAGAGGCTATGTTAAAAGAAGAGCTGTGTGGGAAGCAAAACCTGTTTCAGCATACCAAGGTCAAAAATTTCCTTTTAATGTTATTGGTAGTGATGGTACAGTTGTTGAAACATTGGAGGTACCAGTTGAGTATGAAACAGAATTCAAGCTCAACCCTTCACTGGCTTTGAGAGATCTAGCAGCAAGACCTTCATTAACAATACAACCATTTTTAAAAGAGTTTGATAAAGTATTAATTAGTATAAATAAAGCACGTGTAAATCCGTTGCCTGAATGTGTTGACGCGTATGGTAATCCCGAACCTATCTCTCCTTTACAAGCTTATTTACGATTACCAGATTGGTTTAAAGGTAAGGAAGATGTAAAATATGTGATTGGTCTTGACCTTGCGAAAGGTGTAAAGGATAAATGTGGTTTTGCTTTGGTGCGTTTGGATAGATATGACGACAGAGTGAGATTTGATGCCGAAGGAAGACAAGTAGTAGTGAAGTTACCAGTTGTGTACGTTGATCTTGTAACACGGTTTGTTGCACAACCGGATAGTGAGATTGACTTTTCAGAAATCAGAGAGTTTATTCATAAATTAAATATTGAAAAAGGGTTTCGTGTTCACCTTATAGTTTCCGATACTTATCAAAGTCTTGATTTTAAGCAAATTATGTTAAGCATGGGATATAGGTTTGAGGAGTTTAGTGTTGATTCACATCGGATTGCATATGACACATTTCAAAGTCTGGTTTATGATAGTAGACTTGATTGGTATGACCATACACCTTTGTTGTGGGAGTTACAGCGATTAGAAGACCAAGGAACAAAAGTAGATCACAGTCGTACTTCTACAAAGGATATGGCTGATGCACTTGTTATTGCATGTTATTTTGCCGTGGGTGAAAAAACAATAAAACTTTCAGGCGATTCATTAAAACGAAGAAGTATAAAAGGCGCGACAGCGAGAGGTGTATTTTCAGTAGATACGCCTTTTAGTAGTAATCCTAACGGCATGAATATTAGAAAAATTTTACCGTGATACAGTATAATAATATAACAAAGGAGTGAAACATGAGAACAAATACAGTTTTCGGTAAGTTAGCAGTTGCGGTAAACGAACAGTATGGAAGAATCGGTGATATGAATAAGTTTGTGGAATCATCACAGAAGGTTATAACTCACGACATGATACTAAAGGATGTTAAAGTAAGTGTGAATGGTTGTTTAGCAGTACAAGGTGTGAGTGATAATGGTGTGAAGTACGATAATTTGAAAGTAACAGGTATGGGTCTGAGAAGCTTGTGTGTTTATCTAGGAATTCCGTTTTCATATATTGTAAGAATAAGTGAATCGTTAGCTCTTTTGAATGTTGAGAGTTTGTTAAACGAAAGAATGGCAGGTGGAATGGTAAAGGTGTTTACATTACAGGAAGATGGCGAAAAATATGTTGTTGGTTTTACAAATCCCGAGTATGAACCTGTAAGACTTTCTTCAATAATTCAGTTGATTGAAAGATCAGAGATTTTAAGGTTTAAAGAAGCACGAGTGTCAGATTGTGCTGTTGATGTTGATCTAGTTGTTACCGAGCAGTTACAAGATATGCAAAAAGACGAGTATAGTTATGGTGTATCAATGGTTATATCGGAACCTGGTTTCTATCCTACATTTATGGTAAGACCTTATTTTATGAGAATGATGTGTACGAATGGTATTGTTGTACCAATCAGAGTTGGTGGTTTTAAGAGAGGTCGATTTTCGGCTGATACAGCATTAAACGTTTTACAGAGTTTTGTAGAGGATAGAGATAGGTTTCAGAATATGCTGGGTGGTTTGGATAGACCTTTGAAAAAGGGTGAGTTGTATGAAGGTGCAGTGCTGGTGAAAAAAGTTAACAAAGATTTAATTTCAAGTAAGTGTGGTATTTCATATGAAGAGTTTTTGAAATTAGTACATGACACAAAGGAGTATAAGCACGGTGAGGAAGTACAAAAACCTACACGGAAAGAGTTGTTTAACAATATGTCTGAACTAGGAAGAGATATTAAAGAAGTTGAGTTAGCAAGAGAATTTAGGGTTTTTGCAGGTAAATTAATACAGATGAATTAACAAACAAAGAGGAGAAGATAATGAAACTTACTCGCGAGATGTTTCCTAATTTGAAATATTATGATAACGATTTTGAGTTACAGGTAATGTGCGATAATTTAGAGATAGAAAAAGGGATGAGAGTTTTGGATCTAGGTTGTTGTGATTCCAATTTGTCAGAGGTTCTTCAGAAGCAAGGATGTGAAGCCTGGGGTGTAGATTTACGTCCTTATACTAATGCTCCTTTTAAGTTTTTTCAAGAAGACTTTCTTAAGTGTAAACTTCCGGAAAATTATTTTGATATTGTTGTTGATGTTAGTACTTTACATCACTTGGGAGTTGGTTATTTGGATTCTCCCGGTGCGGTGGAGGATTTTGACGCTGATATTAAAGCCGTAAGAAAGATATTCGAGATTTTGAAACCAGGAGGTTTGTTTTATGTAAGTACCAATCATTTCTCTTTTTCATACCAGATTTTAAAAGGATTATGTCGTCTGTACAGTATAGACTCTTTTTTAGAACGGGTAGCTAAACCTTTTAAGATTCTTGAGATTAAATACTATGTTGCTCGTCAGTATCCTTTAACTTTTTATAGAACTTTAGATGAATTTAAACTTGACGAGGTAAAAAGAATACAGTTTTTTGCAAAGTTAGAGAAGGAGCAAACAGGATGAAGACAGCGAAAAGAGGTAAGGGTAGTAAAGACAAGGGAGCAGGATTTGAAAATACAGTAGCAAAACTGTTGACTAATGCTACTGGCTGGAAATGGGTAAGAACACCTTTGAGCGGTGGTTGGTTACATAATAAAGAGTTCAATGTTGCAGGAGATCTTATGTGTGAAAAAAAGGTGAAGTTGTTTGTTGAGTGTAAAAAAGAAGAAGCACCGTTACCTGGTTTACATGTTCTTTTTGAATCTGATAATATTTTACACAGATGGTATGATTATCATGCACGTAAATGTGACGAATCTAGTATTCCTATTTTGGTTTTTTCAAAAAACTATTTTCCTATTTTGTTTTACATGAAGTATATACATTTTAAAAGTTTTTCTTATGAAGGAATATATTTAAGGTGTGTTGATAAAACTAGTACATTTGTTGTTGGTGATTTTAGACGATTAGTGGAAAGTAAAAATTTTAAAGAGGTTATACAAGGAGGTGGTGTGTGAAACAATCACACACCAGAAGTAGTAAATGTGATGTTTTGTATGATGGATATGAGGCTTTACTGTGTAGGTTGTTTGGATTTAAGACGCTAGTAAAAGGTCAGAGAATTTTTGTAAAACATAGGGAGGTAAAGTGTGACAGAAAAAGAACTCAAAAGTTTAATTGATAAAACAATTTTACCTGCTTGTAAAGGAGTATTATATGGTAAGGGAAGAGCTTATTCGGGAGTAAGGAAAGCGAAGGATTGTCTTGCAAATTTTAAAAGAGGTGCTTTGTTAACTGGATTGAAAGTTGAACAGGTGTGTTTTATTTACTTGGCAAAGCATTTTGATGCAATTGCTTCTTGGACAAGAGGTGAGTATAAAGATGATACAGAGGGTATTGAGAGTCGAATTATTGATGCAATAAACTATTTGTTTTTGTTGTATGCTATCAAGATTGAGAAGGATAAAGAAAATAAGAAAGAGAAGATGTAATAATTTGAGTGGTACAAAAAATTATTCTAAACAAGGTGATATAATGACAACACATGCGGTTGAAGATTATAGGAGTTTGGGGGATTGTGAAGAAAGGCCTGTTGAACAACAAGAAGAGCCAAGGGTTTACTATTATACAGTTGATGGTGTAGAGAAAGCGTATGTTGACCAGCCGGTTTCTGTACAGTTTGCACGAGCAATAAACTCAGTTGTTAAGAAGATAGTAAACTTAGATCTTGAAAAAGGTGCTATGGTAACAGGAGATGTATTAGAACCTGTTTTTGGAGTAATAGGAGGGTTTCTTGTAGCTTATATACTAGGTGTACTCTTTGTAGCGTTTTTTCCTCTATCACTTATAGTAGTCGCATTATTCGGAAGGAATAATTATTAAATGAAAGAAATAATTAAAAGAGGAGATTTGGTATTCTGGTATCCTTGTAATTGGATTACTAAGATAATTGCATATTTTTCAGGGAGATATAGCCATGTTGGAATTTATCTTGGTGATAATCAAGTTTTATCGTGTCGAGCGGAAGGTGTAGTAATAGATGAGTATTATGAAATATGATTTTTTAGGTCTTTTGAAATATTTGTTTAAAAGGATGTCTAATCCAAGAAAATTTTGGTGTTCGGAATTTATTGCTTGGGGTTGTTACTACATTGAGTTACTTCCGGAAAGTCTTGAGCTTTCGCCGGTTGAATTGGCAAATCAATGTTTTGTTAGTTTTATTACAAGTGTTGGAGGTAAATAAAAAAGAAAAGGAGATGATAGAAATGAAAGAAATAGTAGGAAAAAGAACAGCTCAGAATGACGCTGAAGAAGCACAGAGAGAACTGAAATATCATATTGAACGAATTGAAATACTTCTTGGAAAGCTTGAAAGAAATATAAATGTTGTGAGTGAGATAAAAAATGAATTAGAGAAAATAGAAGAGATATTTGCAGAGTATGGAGATCAATTTTCAGAGATTTCAGCGGAGGATTATCTGATTAGAAAATTAGAAAGACAGAGTAGGAGGAAGACTGATTCTGGAACAAAGAAGATTACAAGTGTAATTGCAGCCAGGATAAAACAGCCTTTGGTAAAGTAGTTAAAGTTTTGAGTAAATAAATATGTGAAAAAAAAAATTCAAAGAGGAGGAAGAATGAGATTGATAGATGTAGTTGATTATTCAACACCTGTTTATCTTGTACCACTTGGCGATGTTCATCTTGGTGCTTTTAACGTGGATTTTCAGAAGTTTGAGGGTTATGTAAAGTGGATAAAGGAGAATAATGCTTACACTGTTTTGATGGGTGATTTATTTGATGTTGCAACACTGGATAGTGAAACTAGTCCATTTGAGCAAAGTATGTCACTGAATGAAGCAATGCGTTATTTGAAGAATATTTTGTATCCTGTAAAGGACAAAATTTTGTGTGCGATCGAGGGAAATCATGAATTGAGATTAAGAAAGAAGGCAGGTTTTTCGGTGACGGAAAGTTTTTGTGACCAACTTGGTATAACATATGCAAAGTTTTCCGCTGTGTTGAGATTTAGAATCGGTCGTAAACGAAGATCTTTTCCTGAAATGACGTCTCCAAGGATAGAATATATGCTTTTTTGTCATCATTCTACAGGAGGAGGTCGTACAATAGGAGGTCGATTGAACAGAGCTGAACAGTTGAAGTTTATATTTGAAGGCGCTGATGCTTATATAATAGGGCATAATCATGCGAAAGCACTGGGCGAGGAAGATGTGTTTCGTGTTGTAAAATCGGGTAATGGTAAAGCAAAGGTTGTAAACTGTCGAGTTTATTATATTGACAGCGGTTCGTTTTTGATTTATGAGGGTTCCTACGCGGAAGCAAGTATGTTACGACCAACAAATACAGGTGCTGTTCGAATACGAATGAATGGAGTAAGAAAAGATTTGCATGTATCTTATTGAAAACAGAAGCAGAAAGTCCAGTAGGTTGATGGAGTAATAAAGTTTTTTGTTTATACAATAATTTTGTAAAGGAGGATAAAATGTTGGTAAAGAGGTCACAGTTGAGTGAAATTCCTTCGTACATTGATGTTACAAAGGTAGCAGAGAGATGTAAAGAATCAGAACGAGAGTTTAAATCAGTGTGGAAAAGCGAAGGAGATCATATTTGTAGAACTGTTGACGACGAGGTTGTTACACTTGTTAATGATGAAAAGAAAGCACAGTTGATGGAAAACAAGGAAGAATCGTTTGAAACAGGTGTTTACTATCCGGCAGTAACTAGAAGTGGAGACAGGTTGTTGACAACGATGTTACTTTCTGGTTTACAAAAAGACTTGGTAAAAACTGATTTTGTGAAGGGTTTGTGGACATTGCCGATTGAGATTTTATATGGTCTGAAGAGTAAAGAGATTATCAAGGGTTTTTCAAGTAAGACTCCTGGTTTAATGGAAACTGCTACTTTCTTTCTTTCATTATTTGGTGAGTCAAAGTTACTTTCTGATGGTAAAACTCGAGTAATTGATGTTCCGGCTCATAGATGGTGGGAAGCGTTACATGCATTGCTTGAGAATGAATATGTAGAGTTATTTTCTGAGAGGAAAATAGAAAAGTTGAAGGTGTAAGATGGCAGTTTGGGATGAAATTGTTAACGCTGCACATAACCAAAAGACTGTGGAGATAACTTACATGAAGAAATCAGGCGAAGTAGTAATACACGAAGTAGAGCCGTATTCAGTTAGAGGAAATCTGTTTTATGGTTATCGTGTTGATGTAGGTGAAATAAGAGCTTTTTTGATTGATAATTTAATAGACGCGCGTTCAACAGGTAATCATTTTGAACCACGTTGGCCGATAGAACTGTAACAGAAACAGGAGGAAATTATGCTATTTAATAGAATTACACATGCAAAACTGAGACCATTGGAAGCCTCGGATGTTTATTCAGATTTCAAGCAGTTGTTACAGGAAGCTACATTTCATGTAAAGAAGACAGCTAGAAGATTTGGTGTTAATTTACATAAGGTAGAATATGTAGACGACGAGCCCGGTGAGGTTGATTATCCACGTTTTAGTAACGGGCTTATAGTGTTGAAGGGATACTATGTACATAAAGGTAGAAGACGTTATTTTTATGCAGGTTTTCAGGTTGAGAATGGTAAAGTAAAACCGCTGGATATTGTGTATGACGAACAGAAGCAGCCTTATGAATTTACACGAGAAGGAATAAAGCGTTTACTTGGTGATTGGAAAACAAGTACAAAAGGTGGTTTAACTTTTTTTCGAAAGTTTGAAAAAGCGTTATTACAGAGAGATATTGAAAAGCCGAATGAAAAGGAGGGAGTAGTAGTCGACGAAGAGACCAAAGGTAAAGAGATTGTTGCGATTGTAAATAGCAAAGGAGAAAGAGAATATGTACCTGTTGTATGTTTAAGTAAAATACCAACCGTGTTGAAAACAGCACAAAAAGAGGAAGAAGATATAGAAGAGTTACCTTTACGTGTACACAGAGTAAAAAAATTTCCCGAATCTACTCAATTTCCTATTGAAACTAAAACTCCTGAGTCATTACAACAGTATGTTGATATGATAGATAAGTTACTAGATTTACAAGAATCATTAAAGGAGGATGCGAGAAAGATTTTACAGCAGTATGAAGAAAGAAAAGAATCGGTAAGTGAAGAAGTAGTTGCTCTGGCAAAAAAAATCCTAGGAGATGCAGAGATACAAGATAACAGAATTTATGATATAGGTGATAAACTTGTTTTAATACAAAGAGCATGGATTAGTTCACGCATAAAGAAAAGACCTGATGCAGAACAGGTTTACAATCTTGCACTAGCAGAGTTAGACGAAGAGTTGAAGGAAAAAGTATTAAGGAAAGTTGAAGAGCTAAAGAAAGCCTTGACTGTTGAGGTTGGTGTAATTGGTCCAAAAATTGAGTACAAGTATAAAGCTCCTGAGATACAAGAATCAAAACCTTCAGCAGAAGTAGTTGAGAAAAAAGGACAATTTAGTGATTTGTTTGATGTGTATGAGGAGTATACTGAGGGATTACTAAAGGTACAATCAATTCTTGATACACTTTTTTACAAAGTGAAAGAACAGTCATTACCTAAAATACCGTTAGGCAAAGAAGCACAACTAGAGTGGTCAGAATCTTCTACACATGCATATTTGAAACCAAGACGTACGTATGCACAGGTGCAAAAGAGAATATCTGTAAGTCAGATAATAGAAGAGTGGAACAAAGGTAATATTTCAGAAAAGAGAGTTCTTGAGTTAATGAAGTGATATTTTTCTTTTGACATAGGAGGTAAGAAGATGAAAATAACGTCGGTTGAAATTAGTTTAGTGTCTGAAAAAGCAAACAGTCGACTGAGAGGCTATGCAAAAGTAGTTTTTGATGATGTTTTTGCGGTAAGTAATATTAGAATTATCGAAGGCAGAGGAGGTTTGTTTGTCGCAATGCCGAGTAGGGAAAAAACGAGACCTTGTCCTTCATGTAATACTACTGTTGCTTTTAGAGATGCGTTTTGTAAAAAGTGTGGAAGTTCATTAACTGTTGTAAGGTCGGCGGCTTGGTATAAAGATGTTGCTTATCCTGTTACAAGTACGTTTGCAAAACAGCTTTCAGATAGAATACTGATGGAGTATGAAAAGTATTTGAAAAGTAAAAGTTAGAAAAATACAAATAAGAAATGATTACACTTTATCGTTCAACAGGTGAAAGAGTAGGTTTTGTTAAGAATAATATTTTGTTTTCAAACGACGGTGTAAGTATCGGCTATGTTAAAGGTAATGACGTCTTTTTAAATGATGGTGTTTACATGGGTCGTTTATTACATTTCGGCGATAGATATATGGTTTTAAGACAAAAAGCAGTGATCGGTGTAAAGGGTGTATCAAAGATATCAGAAGTCAGTTTTTTACCTGTTTTACCGAATACTGTAAAATTAACAAAAGTTATTTTACCTGTGGGTTGGCAGGATGCATTATAATTATAAAAAGTATAGGAGGTAAAGTGAATGGGTGTGAAAAGAAAGACAGGTTTGTCAAGAGCAAGAATAAAATCAGTAGTCAGAAGAAACAAGCGATTAATACAAAAGCTCAAACATCTGTGATTTATCCTACTGCTGATGATGTTTTTTATATTGCTGATTTGATAGCCAAACAGTCAAATCAACAGGTTATTCCTTTAAAAGATTGTAGAGGAAAAATTGAAGCAGCTATTGCAAGAGCACAGGGAGTTTATTTTGGCCGTGAGTTGTTTCCTACATTATTTAGTAAAGCTGCAGTATTATTAACATCTCTTGCACTTGCACATCCTTTTTCCGACGGTAATAAAAGAATTGCGTCAGCTGTAGCACTGGCTTTTCTTGAAGAAAATCTTGGTGTATCAATTACTCTAGCATTTCAATTGGTTGATGAGTTTGTTGAACTGGTTTTAGGTGCGGTTCAACGTCATGTAACTGTTGAAGAAGTTGAGAAATGGTTTGAAAAGAATATTGGCACAATAAAAAAGCAGGGTTGGTATGTGGGTTTGATTGATAGTTGTTTAATGAAACTTGCACAGAATGAGAGAGAGGAAGAACTCGATCTCAATTCTGTTATTCCAAATTTTGAATACATATTAAGAGATTGTGTTCGTAAACAAGTAAAAAGAAATTTGTCTTATGTTGTTAGGTTCTTTAACGATGATGTATATACACAGCTGTGTGATACAGTTTGGCGTTATCAGTTAGATACTATTGATATTTGTGATGTTGATGCTGATCAATTAGACTTTATGTGGGATTCGTTTGAGGATCTTCTAGAGGATTTAGAAAATTATATTCCTGATATAGAGGAAAGAGTTTATGAGGGAGATTCGGGTGAACTTACACCTTTTGGTGAAGTATTAAAAGCATGGTATGAAAACGATGCTCCAGAAATATTTGAGGATTTTGTGTATGACATATAAACACGATATGTTGAATATGTAAACGGAATTGTGAAGCAGTGGGATGATAAGGTGGAAAAAGAGGTAAAGAAGTATAAAAGAAATCATGGTGGAGAAGAACCGCCAGATGAGTTTTATATACAGTTGGATAATACATTTCGGACATCTAATTCACTTGACGTGACTGAAGAGGTTTTTTCTGATCTATTTGAAGAGTATCCTTGGGAGCGAATGAAGCTTGAGCCCGGTGGTGATATAAAATTATCGATACATTATACATAATAAACACTGTGTTTAAAAAAATAATTTTAAACGGAGGTAAGAATGAAAAAGATGAAAAGGATAGCAGTAGAGGATATTTTTGGATTTTTTTATGGATTAAAAGATTTGATTACTGAAAAATCGGAAGAATTACAAGAATTACTTGAATCACAACATCTGTTAAATGAAGCACGAGAGTTTACTGGTGCATACTATGGATTACTAAGTGATGTTGATCACTTTCTTGATGTTGTTAACCGTGTGGAGGGAAAACTTGGTCCAGTAAAGGAGATATCTGAAGAAATACCAGGTGAGGAAATTACAATACCGATTACAAGAGAAGCTTTGGTTTCCGGCGAGGATGAGCACGAGGAGCTGCTTGATAAAAAACTTGGTTCAAACGAGAAAATTAAACCCGGTGATAGAATAACAACTCTACCTCCTCTCGATAGGAAAGATAGCGTTGGTTCACAGTATGATCCAGAATTCTTAGCCGAAGAATGTGTTAGACTTGTTTCACATGGAGAAAGAATTGGTGGTGTGTATACATCAGTGAAAGAAGCGTTTGAGGAACTTGTAAAAAAAGATGTGAATTTAAATAAAAGTCAAATTGAAAAGACACGTGCAATATTGAAAAGCTGGGGCTTTACAGTGTAAATTTGTGCGGAGTTAAGCGAAAGGAGTTGTGAATGAGACGAGAATTACGAAGAAAAGATGAGTATGTAGAAGAAATTGTACTGACTAACGAGGAGTTGGAGAGAATAAAAGAACAAGCTGTCGATGAAAGTGTTTTTCGAAATACAGTACTTCAAGATCTATCACTTGTAAAGAAGAGAATTGAACAGATGAACGGCTGTGTTAGAGAACACGAGAAACAACTGGCAGCTAATACAGTTGCACATAGGCTTTTTCTGTGGATTTTTGGAGTGCTTTTTTCGATTATGATTGCATTGGCATCGTTATGGTGTAGCGGTTTAAAATAGAGTTTTTGAGTTATATATTGTAAAGGGAGTAAAATATGAAAAGAAAGGAGCAAAATCAACAGGTGATTGATTGCACTGGTAAAACATGTCCTAAGTGTGGTGCTCCATTGATACCGATGACTGCTAAATCAGGTTCAATGTTTTGTGGTTGTCCAAACTGTGATGCACAGTTAAGAGGAGCACAAACAACACTCGAGCCATTTAAGAAGGGTGTAGACTATACAGAGCAGATTGATAAGGTTGAAAGGTTAAAGCTTGGTGATGGTGTGGTTGTTGACAATTCAGCATCAGAGTATTATGGTAGAGAAGGGAAAATAACAGGTTTTGATCCAACCGACAACACTAAAGCACTTGTTGAATGGCGAAACCCCGAAGGAAGTGAGCTTGTATGTTATATTGACATACATGATTTAAAGAAATTATACACTGCAAATTCTGAGTTAAGGGACATTTATGAAAAAGAAGCTATTATAAAGAGATACATGTTTGACGATGAATCTAGAACTAGTAGTTTTAAAAAAGTTGCACCTTTTAAATCACCGCAGCAAGAAGCATGGATGTGGATAAACGAGCCAGAAATTGCAAAGAAATGGTATAAAGAACACGGACATCATCTAGGTTATAAGAGTTGGTTAAAGAATAAAAAAAGAAAGAAAAAAGGTAAATTATTAAAAGTAGGTATGGGGTTGTATACAGTCGTTGTATTCAAGAGAGGTGTGACCAAGGATAGTCTTTATGGATGTGTATTTAATTTTGTTTATACATTTGATAAAGAGCATTACAGTAGAGTTATAAACAAGTTATTATCAATACCATTTTTCGCAGTTACAAATATTGTGGATAGAAACGGAAGAAGATACTGTGAACTTCAGCCTTACAATGAAAACCAGCATGTTATAGCAGAAGATTTAGATTTACAAGGTGTATTTGTTGACAGTGAATTACTTACTCCTTTTTTTCCATCCGCCGAAGGGGTGATGTATGTAGAAAGAAAGTCACAACTCAGGAATGACGTCTTATTAGAAGAACATGATAAACCTTGGAAACAGATAGAAAAAGAATTCGGTAAGATAGAGTTGTCAAGATACAAAAAAGCACAGTTTAGTTAAAAGATGTAAAGGAGGTAAAATAAATGAGTTATAGAAATCAAGTAAAACAAGCACAGACGAGTAATCAGAAGACAGGTGATATGGTAAAAGATGTTGATGTGAAGATAGAGCCTGTTAAAGAAATACCTGAAACAGAAGAGCAGGAAGCTGTCGATATACTTAGTGAAGAACTTGGTGATAAAAACAAACCAGAAGGAGAAACAGTTGTTGATACTGAGAAAAAATCTGAGACAAGTGATGTAACAAAAAGAATAAAGCAAGTAGTTGAAGATGTAAAGAAGTTAAAGATAGCAATTCAGAACTATTTAATGAGTTCATATAAATTGAAATTATCTGAAGATGAACTTGACGAGCTTATGAGAAAGATATTATCTGCATTATCAAGTATAGTAGCAGATATTACAAGTGAGCGTGTTGAAAGTTTAGCAGAGAATGCAAATATATTATTACCTTCAAAAAAATGAAAGAAAAAGAGAAAGAGTTTATTAAAAAAATACAACAATCAAAATCGATTGACGAATTAAAAGATTTAGTAGATAATTTTGTACATACTGGTGCTGTGGAAAACGAGGAAAAGATTGATGCATTACTTGGTATATTGGATCAGGTACAGGTATTACGGAATGCTATAATTTATTTACAGAATTATAGCATTGATAATGTGCGTTTACTTTCAAAAGTTCAGGAGTTGGTTGATGAAGTAAATGAGTTGCTTGATGAAACTCGGGTTACAGGAGGTGAATAAAGATGCGGATAATAACAAGCAACCTAGACGACGAGTTTAGTAAAGCACGTGTGCAGAAATCATATGTTGTAACCGGTGAAGAAGAACTTTTAAAAAGAGCAAGTCGTGCACGTGTTGTTAGAGGTTCTCTTGCACCTTCTACAACACGAGTTGTTGAACCATTTTATTCGCCGTTTCTTGAGCGAACAACAATTGAACTTCCAACGAGTTATAAAGACAGAGTAAAATGGAGAAGGTATTTCTTTGAAAACGAACCTATAGTAGGAGCAGCACTCGAGCTTCATGCTGTATTTCCACTTTCAACATTTTGGATTGCACACGAGGATTCTATAATAAAACAAGATTTTGAAGATATGTGTGAAGAACTGGAGTTATTTGAATTTTTACTTGATATGTTGTTAGAGTATTGGATTTGTGGTGAGTGCTTTACATATGGGCTTTTTGACGATGCAGAAGATCCAACGATGTGGACTGAGTTTATACTTCTTGATCCTATGAAGATTGATGTTAAGTGGGAACCTCTTGTTAGAAGTAAGAGAAAAGAAATAATTAGTCTTGAGCCATCAGATATGTTGAAAACAATTGTACAGAATGGACCGTCACACGAGGAAACAGGTGAGCTTTATCAGATGTTGTCTCAAGATATAATCGATGTAGTAAGAAAAGGACAGCATCTTGTTTTAAATAATTTACAAGTTTCTCATATAAAGAGAAAAGGGAATTATTTTAATCCTCGAGGAACATCAATTATTGACAGATGTTTTAAACTATTAATGTATCGTGATAAGCTAAGGTCTGCACAATATGCAATTGCTGATAGACATATTACACCACGTGAGTTTTATTTTCTCGGGGAGACAGGGGATCCAGCTTCACAAGATGAAATTAATGATTTTAGAGATCTTCTAGCACAGCAATGGTCACAGCCAAACCAAGCTATAGTTTATCACCATGCAGTACGTGTTCAATGGGAAGGAGCAGCAGGACGTGTATTACCATTGCAACCTGAATTTGATTATATTGATAAACAGTTATTTGTTGCATTGCTAATAAACGAAGGGGTATTAACAGCTGAACGTCAACCTTATGCATCAACATCAGTTGCTCTTGATGTTATGATACAACGGTATTTAAATGTAAGAATGAGAATACAGAATTGGATTGAAAACAGAGTATTTAAGCCTATTTGTAAAATACATAAAATTTACAGAAGAACAGAAAACGAGTTGAAACATAGAATACGTTTGTCGGTAGATGAGGAGCGGTTGTGGATACCGAAAGTAAAGTGGGATAAGGAAGATTTAAGAAATGATTTAAACAAAATAAGATTACTTGTTGAACTAGCAGATAAAGGTTGGATTCCGAGGGACATGGTATTGCCATATCTTAATGTTGATCCTGAAATAGCGAGAAAAGGAATAAAAGAACAGAAGATAAGAGATGCACGTGAGGGAATTACACCTTCTTCGGCTACAGGCGGTGGAATGATGGGTATGCCTGGTGTAATACCTGAAGTACCTCCGGAAGGTGAAATAGGTGAAGAAGCAAATTTACCTGAAATACCTGAAACTCCTGCACAAGGATATGGAGAAGCAGTACCTCCAGAAGCACACGAAGGTGAAGAAGGAACATTACCAACTGCTATATAAATAAAATAACAAGGAGTAAAAATGTTTGATGCATTATTAAGAAAGTTAAAATTAGTAAAAGGACAGAAACAAGAAGGTGAACAAGAGCAGGATGTAACAAGAAAGCAAAGGACAGAGAATAAGCTAGAGTTACTTTTTCAGGATACAGTTTCTTTGGATAAGAAGATACAGTTGTTAAATAAGGTAATTGGGGATGCAAATCAATTAGCTGCATTAAAGGAATATTTTTATTCAAATCCGCAACCTGTTGTTAAGTTGTGGACAGATGTGATTAATAATGCTATACAAAATGGTAAAAAAGATTTGTGGAACAAATATGTTTATTTTTTTGAAGCAACACTTGGAGTTGAGCCTGAGTTTTTAGTTACTGTGTTAACTCCAAAACAGATACTATGGAAATTCGCTTCTTATAATGTGCTTTTAAAGAATGAGATTTCTGCGTCTTGGGATGTCAAAAAGTATTTTCTTACATTTTTTACACAGAAACCTGAACTTTTTGACATGTTGTTGGAAGGTTATGATGACGAGGCACGATGTGAGATAGTAAAGCAGATTGTAGATACATTATTTGCTTATTTTGGTACAGAAGGTCGTGAGTTGATAGGAAAGTTAATAAGGAATTCGCGGTTTATTACACCTGATAAACTATGTCGGTATTATGTAAGTAAAAAGTATAATACATCGATTCTTGAAGAGTTATTTACAGGAAAAGAATTAAAGTTAAAGAAAACAGAGTTGACTTTGCACGAGAAAACAGTTGATGAAGAGATGAAGCAAAAAACTTATGTTTTACCTACTTATATATTACAAACTTTTCTTGGAATTCCCGAAGCAGAGCAAATAATATCTCGTTTACTGTTGTTTTTCAAATCAATTTTAACAGGCGAGCAAACTAATGATAAAATAACAGGGTTTGGTGTGCATTTGCACGAGAAACTACAAAGCGATGGTGATATACCTGTTGCTGATATTGCGAAAGTATTAAAAAGGTTTGGACTTTTACCTGCTTCGTTACAAAAGCAAACACCGTTAAGCGAGGATTCAGCTGATAGTTGGACAGGTGAGGAGTTGTATGCATTTGTTGGGCAGCTTTCATTAGTAGTGCATAGTTGGCTTGATTTAAGTAAAAAGTATAGAGAAAAAGGTATAAAGTTGTTTCCATATAAGCTTGGTGTACAAAAACCAAATCAGGTGTATGATGGTTTTTCAAAAGGTTTTGCTTTTGTACTTTATTTGCCAGATATTCTGCCTGCTAATGTTTCATGAAAGATATTGAGTCAGTTACACAGTGCATTTCCTCACGCAAGGGAAAAACGTTCAGTTCCAGGATTAGGTCAAGTTGAGGTACCTGTTATTGGATGGGTAAGGATTTTGCCTTATTATATAAAGAAGATTGACTATGAGACGACGGAGAGTAAATATATTTGGTTAATAAACGAAATTCAGTCAGATTTGTTACAGAATACACATGATTTACCTAAGAAGTTTCCTGACGCGCCAGAGGGTATGAGAGGTACATTGGAAAACATGTTTAAAGATTATCCAAAGGTATTTATGAATATAGTTATAAAGAAAGCAAAAAGAGCAGGTGTTTCTGAAATCTGGATTCCTACCAGTGGTGAACTGAAACGTTGTTGGAGTGTCGGAGGTGAGAAAGTATTACAGTTGTTTCAAAGAGTTTATGATGGTCTTGCTGATTTCTATGGTGCGAAATTGATTGATGTAAAAAAGGAGCATGGTAAAGAGGTAATTGGTGATTTTGGTAATAGTTCTAAGGGTATACGTCAAGTATGGGTATTGGATGTTAATCAAGCAATGAGCAAAGTCGCAATGACGGTGTTGGATAATGAAGACGAGAGAATGGAGGAAGATTTTAGTAAAACAGAAGAATTATTTAGCTGTAAAAAAGCACAGTTAACAGAAGAACCCGATTTCAGAGATAATTCTGTTTTAATACAGCAAGTAATGAGTTATATTGAAACTTATGTTAAAACTTGGTTTAGACAAATGAGAGGACAGATAGGTGAAGATTATGCAGGTTTTTCGGACGAAGAACTTGTGAGAGATGGTTTAATTAGTGCAATACAGATGTTAAGTGAAGGAGCATTACCAGCAATACCCGAGAATTTAAGATCAGAAGAGGAATTTTATGTATATGTGTTGAATAAGTTAAGAGAAAAACATTTTGAATATCCCGAAGATGTTGAATCTGTTGTTGGTCAAGCTTTATCGACTTTTACAAGTCAAGTGACACCAACAACCAGACAAATTGAATTACCCAGGGAAGATGTAATAGAGTTAGGCCCAGAGAGGGAGAATGAAATTCTTGATAAGTTGGTTGAGTTAACAAAGAAAAAGAGAGAACAAGGTTTAACCGAAGAAGAAGAAATGTGGTACGAGCTATATACATCGTTGCTTCACGGAAGAAAAGCACAATTTGACGATGCTACAAGAAATCAAGATGTTTTACAGTATGTGAGTGTTGTTGCAGCTGCTGTAGCTGCTTTTATAACAACATATACTCAAGTGATTGAGAGTGCACAAGAACAAGATGAGTTAAATCAGCGATTTTCACACGAAGAGTTAATAAATTATGCATTTACTGAGTTTATAAAGAGAGTACGTGGAGGTGAAATTCTAGTATTACCATATTTTCTTATGGACAATAAGAGATTTTTCAAAGAAGTGTTAAAATATCTAGAAACAGAGTATTCATTTCCATTAAAAGAATCCTCGGTTGACGACGCTTTCGTTGTTAGTTTTGAATATCCGATTGAGAGGTAAATGATGACTTTTTTTACAAAATCATTTAAATACAAAAAAGCACAGTTAACAGAAGACGAAGAAGAATTATTTGAAGCTGTTAAACAAGGTAATATAGACAAAGCCAAAGAATTACTTGATAAAGGTGTTAGTGTAAATGTAGTGACTAATGCTAGCTGGTCACTACTTTATTTAGCTGCGTGGGAAGGATATGTAGACATAGTCAAACTTCTACTTGACCATGGAGCTGATATAAATGTACAAAGTATGAGTGGTCGAACACCACTTCATTACGCTGTGTGGAACAGGTACACAGACATAGTCAAACTTCTACTTAACCATGGAGCTAATGTAGATGTAAGAGACAACGAAGGTTGGACACCACTTCA